CATATAATAATGTGTCACAGAAGGCTTATCGTTGCTATTTCTTAGCAGAGCAGGATGGTGATGAGGTAGATAACGACTTCGCGGTAAACGACCAAGTGCGCTCGGAATCTTTTAACGTCCGCAAGGGCACTTATCATAAGGTGGGTAATCACTTCTATTGGCGATTGGTAATCGGTCGTGACGAGGAACCTGTGGAGTTGGAAGGAAAGAAGTATCATTATATCGACCTCTCGGATACCGATTGCGCCACGGCAAGCGATGTTCCAGCAAAGGGTGATGTGTTGTCGCAGTGTGGAAACAGGACAGATGTAGAACGTCAGAACTGCCTTATCTTCTCGGCGGTAGATACCTATTCGCCATCCATCGGTCTCTATCACGGCATCAATAGCTACTCCTTTGCAAACAAGGAGTATGTGCAATATGGCGTAAACAAACAGACTAACAAGGCGTTCTTCAATGTTTATGGCGATATGTATGTGGGCGACCGACCTACTAAGGAGAATGGCTATGAGGGTAGTAGCTACATCAAGTATGACAGCGCAGCCAAGCAGGTATCTATTAAGGGTAAGCTTTCGGCGAAATCTACCGTGGATGGCAAGGAATTGTCTCAGTACATCAAGGAAAACTCAGCAGGAGGCTTAACCGAGGAGCAGGTGAACAATCTCATCAAGAACTCGCAGGTGATAGCCGACCTTCAGAATCAGATGGATGGAGCTATCGAGACGTGGTTCTATGAGGGTGTGCCTACTTTGAAGAACGCCCCTGCTAGCAGTTGGACGACCGATAAGGATAAAGATACACACCTTGGAGACTTGTATTACGACAACAAGACTGGCAAGGCATACCGCTTTGCCAAGGATGGCAGCACCTATAAGTGGACTATCATCACAGATACAGATATTGCCAAAGCCCTTTCCGATGCAAGCAAGGCGCAGGAAACGGCAGACGGAAAGATGACGGTGTTCAGTGCTCAGCCTACACCTCCTTATCAAGTTGGCGACATCTGGGTGAATGCTACCTATCCGTCTGACGGCAGTACCTATAAGAATGAGGTGTTGCGTTGTCAGACCGACAAGAAGGCAGGTTCTCAGTTCGCCATTGCCGATTGGATTAAGGCATCTAAGTACACTGATGATACTGTAGCCCACGCAGCAAAGAAGGCAGCGGAAGAGGCGAAGAAGGCGGCAGATACCGCACAGACGGATGTTACGAATCTCGGAAATACCGTCAACACCAACAAGAAGTCTTTCGAAAACTACGTCAAAAATGGCTATCTTGAGCCTTCGGAGATTGCGGCTATGGCGCAGGATTCAAAGCGACTTGAAGATGATTTTGCGGCAGCAGAAAAGTCATATGACGAGGTGAAGGATTCCGAGGTATTGAAGAACACCATCGAGTTAAAGAACCTCGTGGCTGCATTCGGGACGTTCAAGACCGCCAAGACGGAACTCATCGGCTATCTGTCCGACATCGCAACACGCTACAACGCAGCTAGCGATAATGACAAGAAGACCATCATTTCGGCGGTAGGAACGAAGTACACCAACTTCCAGTCCGCATACAGCGCATTTTACGATAAGCTGGGTTTGGCAAACGCCTATATCACCAGTAAGATTTATGGTGACTTGAAGCAGAATATTACAGACCTTGCAGGCTACAAGTACATCAAGGATGCGCTCGGTCAGACCACAGACATTGATGGAGGTCTTGTGATGACAACACTCCTCGCTTTGAGAGACGCAGACGGAAATATTCAGAGCGGTATCAACGGAGCAATAGACCCGAATAGAGGAAAGAAGAGTATTGCAACCTGGTGGGGCGGACAAATGGTGGATAAGGACTACAATAGCGGTAGCCTTACCCCTGCAACCTCCCTCGTCCGCTTCGATGGCTCTGGCTACCTTGCAAACGGGGCTATCTGGTGGGACGTGGACGGAAAGGTGCACGCAGACCCGACATCGTTTATCATCAGCGAAAAGAATCTTGGCGCATACCTCACCTTCTTTGAACCAACATGGAAAGCAGGAAGTGCAGGAACGAGCGTTGCTGACCTTGTGTCTTTGAAGCCAAACGCTCCATTCACAAAATTGGGTGTTTCGGGCGACGCCAGTTTTGAGGGTGCTATCACTTTCCACGGTATCAAAATCACCTATGATTCCACAAACAAGGCTATCAAAGTGGATGGAAATCTCTATGCCACAGGCGGCATCACGGCTTACGGGGAAGGAAGTGGCTCGTCAGGTGGCAGCTTGAATGCAAGCGTAATCAGCTATGCGAGAATCTTAGAGGGAAGCTATACAGATGCAGACTTGACTAGTATTCCGAATGCCTATGCTATCAAGGCTCTCAGCAGTCGAATTGACAATATAGCTACAGAACTTGGTGGTCTTAGCCTCTCCTGGAATAACATCACTGGCAAGCCATCAACGTTCGCACCTAGTGCTCATAAACATAAATGGGTAGATATTACAGATAGAATCACGAAGGTAAGCCAGCTTACCAACGATGCTGGGTATCTGACTGCCCATCAGTCTCTCGCAAGCTATTATACCAAAGCGGAGATTGATGCAAAGGGCTATACCACAAACAAGGGTACTGTTACATCTGTAGCACTTACTCTTCCTACAGGTTTGACTTGTGCAACAAAGACTATTACAACAAGCGGTACGTTTGCTATCAACCTTGCTTCTGGTTACTCCATTCCTACTACTGCAAAGCAGACGGCTTGGGATGGCGCGGTATCGGCAAAGCATACTCATAGCAATAAGTCTGTACTGGACGGCATTACATCAACGAAGGTAACTCGTTGGGATAGTGCCTATGACTGGTACGCCCTTATGACTACTGACGAGGAGACTGCGGACGGAATTATCAACAAGTGGAACGAGGTAGTGAACTTCCTTGCAAATATTGCGCAGACTGATACTTTGAGCGGTATTGTTGACGGAATCAATAAGTCTATATCTGATGAGGTAACTAGAGCGAAAAAGGCAGAAGGGGTGAACGCTTCGGGCATATCCACCAACAAGACGAGTATCACCACCTTGCAGGGCTACTTTACAAGCGGTTCAGCGAAAAAGGCTCTCCAGCTCACGAATGCTCGCAAGCTTTGGGGTAACTCGTTTAACGGTACTGCCGATATTAACGGAAGTATCATCGTGCCTGACGGAAAGTATATCTCCATCGGCAACATAAAGATGGAGTATGATGCAACCAATAAGGCGTTGAAGATTACGAACACTACGACTAACGAGGTGGCAAACCTCTACACAAGTGGTGGTGTTTCTGCCTATGGCGTGGGAACATCATCATCCAGTGGTGGTGGTCTCAACGGCTCTGTAAAGAGCTATGCAGATGCCATCAATCTTACAGCAGAGAATCTTTCGGATGTTGCTTCTGCATACTCAGTGGCAAAGTTGAAGTCTCTGATTGATGGAATAGATGGTAGTGCTCCTACCGAAGTCGATTGGAGTATCATTAAGAATAAGCCTACAACTCTTGCTGGTTATGGTATTACCGATGGGGTTAATTCTGTAAGCACAAGTGGAAGTGGCAATGCAGTGACTAGTGCCATAGTAAGTGGACATACGCTTACCTTAACGAAGGAAAAGTCATTCCTAGAATCAGTTGCTTGGTGGGCCGTTAGTGATACACATAACGCAAATGACCTACACAGAGGAATCACATTCGCATATGTTAATCACGCTAATACCGCCACTACTGGTACTTTGGTTGACTTCTCTTGTGGTTCAAATAACACTTACTCATTTCAGTTGCAAGCAAGTTATAATAGTGACACTATTTATTTCCGTAGGCACAATGGTGACAATAATACTTGGGGAGGCTGGAATAGGCTCGCTACCATTGAAAATATACCTAAAACCTATGCAGGAAGTTCTTCTGCTGGAGGTGATGCTACGAGAGCATTAAAATTAAAGGATTATAATGGAGATTATTATGATATATATTGTGGATATTCAGGTACTAGTTTAAATGCTGGTGAAATTACTGCTATTGTAGGAACAAAAACTAATGGCAGTAATGTATATTATAAAGATGTTCAAAAGAGTGCATTGCAATCTTGGTTAGGTTTAGGTGCTAGAGCGTACGATAACACAAGTTATCTACCTCTTAGTGGCGGAACAATGTCTGGTATTATTAAAAGAAGTAGTGGAGGCTTAACAATTCAAGGTAGAGATAATGCCATAATTAGACAAACTTATGCTCCAGGATCTTCTAGCTGGAACCCTATAGCTTGTGTTGATACAGAAACTGGTACGTGGACTTTAGGACATCTTAGTACAGGTAGTAGTACAGATTTTGATTTTTGTTTTAGTACAGATGTAGATTATAATGCAGGAAACAATAGTGGAACATTCGTGTCTCTTAGAAACAAAAATGGAATTATTGCGTTGACTAGTGAGATACCAACAATGTTAAGTTCTCTTAGTAACGATGTAGGCTATATAACATCTAGTGGCAGTTGTAATTATGCGACATCTGCCAATGAAGCTACGAGAGCATTAAAATTAAAGGATTATAATGGAGATTATTATGATATATATTGTGGATATTCAGGTACTAGTTTAAATGCTGGTGAAATTACTGCTATTGTAGGAACAAAAACTAATGGCAGTAATGTATATTATAAAGATGTTCAAAAGAGTGCATTACAAGCTTGGTTAGGTTTAGGTGCTAGAGCGTATGATAACACAAGTTATCTACCTCTTAGTGGCGGAACAATGTCAGCTAATGCGAGAATTTCTCACGATGGAGGTAATTTATATCTTGGCAATAGTGATAATAGCGGATGGGTATTAACGCAAGATATTGCTTCAAAAGATGGGGCTGATAAATGGAGTATATACTCATCCGGAGGAGCACGTTTTGGCGATATTTATTTGTACCGCAAAGAAGATGGAACTATAGATACTGGAGTTATAGAAAGATATGCTGGTTCTCTATGTTTAAATTGGAACTCTGGTCAAGATGTGATTGTTTGCAATGGTGGTGGTACTTTTATCTGCAAGACTAATATTCTATCTAAAGGTGGTATCACCGCCTACTCATCCTCAGACATCCGCTTGAAGCAGGATTTGCGGAAGCTGGACTACTTGGGCGTCATCAAGATGATGGGTGGCACGTTCGGCTTTGCTTGGAAGAAGGACAACACAAGGTCTATCGGCTGGATTGCCCAGCACGTCTTGTGCAACCCTCACTTAAAGGACATCGTGGAGACGGACGAGAAGGGCTACTACAAGATTAACTACTGGTCTCCGAAGCTGATTGCAACGGCATTCGGTGCTATCGAGCAGGTGGGTGATGAGGTCAGTAGGTTGAAGGCTCGGGTGGTCTTCCTCGAATCAGAGGTTCAGCGATTGAGTGGAAAGCAGGACGGCAATAACAAGAAGAGATTAGATAACAAGAATATTAATTTATTAAATTAGATTAGAAAATGGAGAATTTAAAGATTAACAAGAAGAGTGAACAGACAACCGCCACTTACACCAAGGGCGGCTATCGAGTAGAAATCACCTACAATGTTGACAAGACGGGTGGCAACATCGACAGCATCAATATGACTATCTATGGTGATGCAAATGGTAACTATCTCGGCAATGCCAATGCCAGCTCCAACGGCAGCGAGCTGACCTACAACATCAGCGGCATCCCTCAGAGCAAGCTCAGTGAGGTGTCAGCATTGATAGCGGAGGTTGATTCCGCTATCGCTACCAATATGGCTAGCGAGGCAGCAGAGTAAGTATCGTAAGTATTAACGCAGGGTGGCTCTTATAGAGCTGCCTTGCCTAGTGTTTTAAGTTTTAAAGATTAAGCGTATGGCATTAGCAAATGGAAAGATAACTGTTCCAGTGAGCGTGGATGATGTTGCGGATTGTCTCGGAATGAACCGCAGCAGCACCTTGGCAGACCTCTGCACATCATCGAGTATAAACGTCTGGGCGAAGTACAAGCCTACAGATTATAACGCTGCTTTTACTGATAATTGGAGTAAGGGCAAAGATGGGAACTATGGTCTGAATATAACTGTTGATAACAGGGTAAGTTCCTGGAGTGCATTGGTTGCTGAGTATTCTAAAGCTAATAATGGATATAGTAATATCTATAAACGACCAAGTGGTGGCGCAACTTCTCCTTATAGACTAGGAGATTTTAGAGGGTATAACCATAAGGCAAAGCCTGAGATTAGTGATTATTTGGCGGCAACAAATTATATAGAAGACTCACCAATATCACTATCTGTAGCATATAATGCGATAACAGTTGACGGAGACCAAGTAAGCTATAAAAATATTGAAGTCTATAAGGGCTTATATTTTGGATATGTAATTACTGATATAAGCGGTAAAACTCTAAAGCTGCTTGCAACTGCATCAACTACAAGTAGTTATGAAGTTAGAATAGCTGCAAGAACATTGTTGGCAGGTAATTATAGGCTATATCCTATGTTCTGTAATGTAGATTATTCAACCAATCATACATTACGTGGAATGTATTGCTATGCTATTCCTAATCTTGCTGGTGGAAAGATTATAACGGTTATAACTGTAAGTGAATCAGAAGCAAGAAAATTTGTATATATACATGCTGAATATATAAATTCAAATACAAGAATTAAGGTAACTATTAAAGTAAACGAACTAGTTACTAATATTGGTATATATTTTTGTTACCAATCAAATCCAACAAAAGGTCAAGCACTTATGAGTGGTGAATATAGTACAAAAATTGATAGTATTGCTTCTGGAGAGACTAAAAGTGTTACTTTTACAAATCCGTTAAGTAATAAAAGTTATTTAGTTTATGTTATAACGGATGGTGTTTGGGTAACAAAAGGTTTACCACCGATGACAAGTATTATGCCTGACTAGACGTATAGTAGCTTTTCCCATTCAGTGATAAGTAAAAAGGTTTATAACGATTAAAAAACAAGAAATAAATATGAGTGTAAATAACGGAAAAATCACCCCCCCATATCCATCGATGATGTTAAGTCGGTGCTGGGAGAACCGAGTAATGATTTGGCTACTCTTTGCAAGTCCGCCAAGATAAATATGTGGGCAAAATACAAACCAACATGTTACCCTTCACCATTTCCCGATGATTGGTATAGGGCTAGGGACGGGAACTATGGAATTTCTGTTCCAAACTATAACACTCTAGAGTCTTTGTACAATGCTTATTTTATAGATGGTGACGAAAATCACGATAACGGATATTCGTATGAGAGACCTTCGGGAGGAAGCGCAGAGCCTTATCGCTTGGGTGATTTTAGAGGATACAATAGTAAAGCTACTAGTCCAATTTTTGGTTTTAGTGCTACAGTAAGGGCTACATCCAATAGCGGTGTGTCGGGGTCTTGTGGATTCCGCAGACCGTCCGTAGGTGAAGATGATAGAGTTAACCTAGAAGATATTGGTATAACGAAAGATTGTTTTTTCGGCTTCGCTCTGTTCCAAAAAGGGAAACCTGTTTATTTTAGGACGGAATCAAACACTGTAAGCAATGGTATTTTTCAGGTGCAAATCGGTGGAAATGGTTATAATTTAGCTACAGGAACTTACGTTGCCATTCCTTTTCTTTCCACGGCTAAGTATGACACCAGTAACAGACCTAATTTTGTAGCAGGAAGTTGGTATCCGATTCCTACAGCAGTGCCAAACGATGTGATAATAGAAACAACTCAGAATGCTTACTTGCGAGACTTGAAGTTAAGTTATTACCCATCAACCAAAGAGGTTAAATTGAAGAATGTTGGTTCTACGACATATAAAAGAATCTATATTGATATTAGGTTCTCTACAAGTACTCAAACGACTGCTTTCCAATTTGGCGAGTATAGGGCTGTAGCCAACAAAGATATTGCACCTAATGAGATTATCACAGTTGATATAGGTAGATATGCCTTACTAGAAGGGAAAAGTTATAAAGCTATGCTTTACGCAGCAAATACGTTTGTTGACCAGATACTCTTGCTATCTAATTCGGAAATGTAAGGCTAAGGTGTTAGGTTATTCCGATTAAACACTGTTGAGATTGGGATGGAAGCAAATGGTGCTGAGTTGTTTGGTGGTAGTCTATATTATCATCGTGGTGTGCCAGGATGGACGAAGATATAAGTTGGTATAATAATTCCTCTTATATCCTTGCATATATAGAATATTTTCCGTATCTTTGCGGAGGATATAGAATATTATTTTAAGTTTAACATAAAGAGCAGAACAAAATGAAGAAGATTAAGACAATCGAGGCTGTTGCAGCCTACAAGACATTGAAGGCATTGAAGACATCATCAATGAGCGATGATGCGAGTTTGCGAGTTTGGAAGAATATGAAGGCACTCCGCTCAGTTGCCGATACCTACGACAAGGATGTGGAGGAAGCACAGGAGAGCCTGAAGGACGATAAGTTCGAGGAGATGCAGCGCAAGCTCCAGGAGTGCCAGCAGTTGGAGCAGAAGCACGCCGATGAGGGCTACGAATACACCAAGGACGATTCAGCCAAGTTCGCGGAGGTTAATGAGTACTTCTTCAATCAGAAGCAGAAGACCGAGAAGTACTTTTCAGACCTTGCCAATGCCGAGGTAGAGGTAGCCATCGAGGACGTTGACGAGAAGGAGTTGTTCAAGGCAGCCAAGGATTGCGGATTGAAGTTCGCCGATATGGAGAGCCTTGAAGTTGTGATAGGCTAATACAAGTATGTAGATATATTAATAGCGTTAGAATCAGGCAAGAAAGACGTTCTAACGCTATTTTTGTGACTTATTACTTTCAGATTGTTACTTTTTATGAAGTTTAACACAAAAATCAACTGAAAATCAATCTATTTTGTTAGAAAATGCGTACCTTTGCGGCATCAATCTTTTAAATCAACTAAAATATAATAGCTTATGACTAAAGAAGACGAAGCCGAAGTCCAACGGCTATTGAAGAATGTGGACGTTACCGAGCTGATGGATTTGCTGATGCGGCATGGAAATCGGTATAGCAGGAGGATTCTGAAATTTTTCAGATGGTTCTGCAAGTATGTTCCAATAATTATTATGTGCTTCCACGCTTATGGAATGTGGGATTTTAGCCAGCATCCAAGGGAAATGTTCATAACAAACAATGAGAATTTTCCCTGCTATTTATTCATTTATTTTATGATTTATATTTTGCCAATGGTTTTGATATTAGCAAGCCGATTTTTCTTTCTGTGCTGGCGGTATAGAATACCGTTTTTCTACTTTTTCGGCATCAATGCTGCTCACATCGTTGAATGGAGTTGGTACACGACAAATGATATGATTGATTCTTGCTTTACCGTAATGATAGTAACAGCAATGTTTTATCTATACGGATTTTTTGATATGTTTATCAGTCGAACCAAGTTAGGACGCAAAATCTGTGCATAATGGGAAAGATATTGAATTATAAGATACTCGGAACGGCTTTGAAGTCGCTGAGTGATGCTTGCTTTAAAGCAGACGAGCAACAAAGGAATGGCGAGAAGGTCACCGCTTGCGGAATGAGCGATGATGATTTGGATAGGCTCTGTGACATCATCCCCGATATGCTTAACCCGATGTTGAGCACCGAGGAGGTCAAGGAGAAGTTACACGTTTCTGATGCAACCCTTAACAGGATGGTTGCTAGAGGCGATATTCCGAACGGAGAATGCAAAAAGCGTGGGCATACCCGATATTTTAAGAAGTGGGATATACTACACTACATAAAAAGCAAGAGAAAATCATAACGTATCAGCCCTATCGCAGCACGGATAAGCGAGCATATATGAGTATGGATTATATGTTTTGTACTTTGATTATAGTAGCGATACTGGTAATCATTAACTGCACGTTCATTGCTTATTTGTATCTTTCCTATAAATATAAGAAGGTCGATAAGTTTTTCATGGCTTGGGTAACGGTGTCAACTATGATATTGATAATGTGGTTCGGGTTAGGATTGTATCTGTATCTACAATAACAAGTTCGTAGCCCGATACACCTTATTATATAGGATATATCGGGCTATTCTATTAAAAAACATTAAAGCACATATATTTATGTGCTAAATATTTGCATATTTGATTTTTTCTTCTTATCTTTGCAAGCGTAAATAATACAATAACTTAAAGTACAGCAAGATATGAAGAAAATTAATTTTTTCCCAAGGACAAAATCAGAAGCGATGGAAATTGCTAATGAGTATATCGCAAGTAAGGATGGTCTTGCTTACGATATGGATATGAGTGTAGAAGAAGCAAAGGCAAATGCTAAGATTGTTTGTAAGAACCTTACTCTTACAGTCACCTGCGATGGGGAGTCTCCATTGAAGCTTTACTACAAGTATGAAGATTAATTAAGATATTTCTATGAGACAAGGATTTTATGAGTGTGTAGAACATAATCACAAAAACAGAAAGAAGGCAATTGACGAAATGCCTTATGCAAGTAAAATAGTTGCCGTTGTTGGTGGTTATATGGGTTTTGAATCGTGGGATGATTACGAAATCTGGAAAAATCAAAAATAATATTTAATACGTTTTAGATATGAAAGAAACTAAGAATGCGACAATTCGCCTTCCGCAGGAAATTGCGGATTGGCTCACTAAGGATGGCAAGTCCATCAATCAAGCAGTTATTGATACTGTCAATACATTGCAGAGTATAAGATTAATCTCTACAACAGAGCTTCGTGGTATATTCTCGCCAAACGAATGGATGTTCCTTGCGGATTCATTCAACGGAACAATCATCAACGAGTCGATAAGATATAACGTTAAAATGCTTATCGCTCATTGTGAAGATTCAGTGATTTATGATTCACTTGATAAAAAGTACGATGTGGATATGGAAGTATTCAAGAAGAAGCTCAGCTCCTTGCATTGTGCTAATGTTGATGCCCTTTATGCAAGAATTGAAGATTTCTGGGATAAGGACATTGATTTAGAAGATTGGGCTAAGTTTTGATTAGTATAAATGTTAAAGAGAGGTAAGTGATTGCCTCTCTTTTTTGTTTCAGTTTGCGTGAGTGACTGTTGCAAAAATTGCAACAGTCACTCTGACTTTCCCTTTTTTTTGTTTTTACATTTTCAAGAAGTCTTCTATATCTATGTACTCAATACCGAAATTCTCCGCACATTGTTTGTCGGAGTCCGAGAAGTCACCTTCTTTTCCGCTAGCATCACCTATCATTATCAACTCTCTTTTTTCCCAAGAAGAATATGATTCTAGCATTCCTGTATTTGGCTTTCTCATTCCTATCTCTGCATGCGATGGGCAATACATAGAGTTGACGAAGATATTTCGTCCGGTATGATTGCGAAGATATTTTTGCATAAAGCTTTCAATCGCTTTTATCTTTCCGATGAAGTCCTGTTCGTCAACGAATTGAGGGATGCCTCCTTGGTTTGAAACTATTTCCACATAGTAAAGAGTAGGGAACACCTCTACAATCTTATCCAAAACCTCTTTACGGATTTTGAAATCCGTCACATCTATTGGAAAGGTGTTTCCTGAAATAGTCTTGATAATAGTATCATCTAAATCAATGAACAATACTTTTTTCTTGATAAAATATCCTTTTCCTGTCATATCTTTGCTTTCTATATTGTTGTTTAATAGCTATATTTTCTAATATAGAGTTCGAAAAAACACAGTTGTTATGGTGTGTCTCACCTTTTTTATAATGCAAAGATACGACAAAAAAGATAGCATTGCAAATAAATTAATGCAAATTTTAAAACGTTATCTGTTTTTAATGAAATCTTTAATAATTCTCGTAATAGAATCTTCCTTGATCGCCATAGGAGCATCGCCTTGGTACTCTATTACTTGGTTGCCACATTCCTGCCAAAACAAATTGCTATTAATACGTTCTCCATCTACTAATAGCCAATTTGGATGAAACTCAAATGAATGCATCTTAGTTAACGGAACAAGAATAAACATTTTATTCTCCTTCTTGTTCACTAGTACAGACAAGTCTGAATCATCAAATGTGATGATAATTCGATTTTCACTCTCGGAAAGAACGTTGTAATCCTCGTTATAACGTTCGAAAAGATAATTTTTAATGCTAGAACAACTCATATTCTTGTAATTTTATAGGAGGGCAGATGGAAAAATCCAAGGTCTGCCCGCCAAGTTAAACTTATAAGGAAATCTTCTATAATATAGACTGGCAAAGCCATCCCATGAGATAGCATGGTTCTTCGCCTTGCATGTCTATTCCCAGATGGTTGCATATATGTGCAACCACATGGAACATTTCATGTGTGAGGCTGTTTATATACTCGCCTTCAGATGTTGACTTACAGATAAGGACGACACTTGTGTTCTTTGAAACATTTGTGTATGTCAAGCCTTTGTTTGGTGAATTGGTTGAGATGTGGTCGTATGCATCCAGCAATGGTTGCCCTTTACAATCAATGGAACTTAGTACATCTATAGCCTCATCAACCTCTTCTTGATTAACAACATGACATACAATCACATTCCAATCATATTTCTCTAAGTAAATTTCTTGCTTAATCATAATACATCATCCCATGGAATGCCGATACCATTATGGTTGCAATCGGCATAAAATCTATTAAAAATAAATCCGTCCGCTTGGTCTGGGTCATCCACCATATCCTTAATGAATTGAGCCAAAGAAGCTTCGTCCTTTAAAGAGGACTTAAAGAAATCGGCTCTAGCCATGTTTGCGACATAGACGAAATCGTAATTGTCGGCATTCTCCAACTTTACGTTGTTGACTTTAAGAAGTTCCTCGACTGTATCTTTTTCTGTCGGTTCAACTTTTTCGAGCTTACCAGTCGTTGCGTTTGTCTTGCGCATTAAGGTAATAGCCCAATCGCACATCTTTTTATTGAAGTGCCAGCCATTGTAGCGAAGGTATGCAATCATTCCTTCAGGCTTCATATCGTATGCGTCAAGTGGTATTTTGTATCTTCCCATAATAAAAGCTTTTAAAGGAGGTGGAGATTTCTCCCCACCTCAAAGTGTAATACTAATAGCGATAACCGCCACCTCTGCGACCACCATGTCTTTCACCATAGCGGTCATCATTGTCATCATCCCAATTGTCTCGGTAATCCGGCATTGGGTTTCTATGACCCATTCGTCCATACTTGTCGTCCCCCATTTCATCAATGCAGTGCATGAGTTTGCCACCATACTTAAGCATCTTCTCTACAAGTTCTGACATTTCATTTACCTTGTTTTCGGTAATTTCTATCATGTATCCCATAATGATTTACTTTTTTGTATTAACTTTTTCCAAAGCCATTGACAACATAGACTTAATATCGGTCAAAGTTCCCTTCATTCCGCTGACCTCGCTTTTGAGGTTATTGATGTCTTCTTCCTGTTGTCTGTCTTTGGCTATTTGCGGATTCAAGATGGCACGCATCTTTGCGCACTCTTCCATAACCTTCTTGTGGTATGGCTCGCTTTCCACAATCTCCTTAGAATGGCGAAACATTGCCTCAACTTCCGCATCCATAGCTTCACGACTTTCAGAAACCACAAGGTTCTCTGAGTTTGCGATTTGCATGTTGGATGGGAGTTGTTTGAACTCCATTTGCTCATTCGGCAATTTCACGACAACATCAACGGTAGTCTCCATTGGTTGTGGGTTGAATTGCCCAGGAGTATATGTTGGGAACTTAGGTTGTGGGTTACTGACCGACACAACCTGTCCGATTTTGAGACTTGGGTTTTCACCCTTGTCAAGCACATAGAATATGCTGTTAGGTCGAAGTCCTTGAAACATAGCTTTGTGTAATGTTAATTGTTAAACAATACCCGTCATTAGCTGAAGGGTGTTAGTATCTCGCTCGAACCAAAACTGATAAACTCCAGTTCCTGCAATGTCGGCTACCGTCAAAGGATTGCCGTTGAACTTAGTTACAGCTTGGGTTACGCCATTGGTCTCGAAAAGGATTGGCAGCGTATTTGTCGTACCTGTCGGAATGGCTTGATGTAGGTTCACAAAGATAGTTCCCCTATAGTTAGCATTCACGAAGGCGTGGTTTCTGAACGAGAAAACAACATTTTCGGTGTTCACCACCACGCCTGTAGATGCGATAGCTGCCGAGCCGTTACGATTAACCCATGCAAAAGGTCTCATCCAGAACATAGCAGCCTCCTTTCTTTAACCCCAAAATCCGTTGTTGGCAGCATTCAAACCATACAGACCAGCCTGATAAGCGACACAATTAGGAACCGCAGTAAACGGGCTGTAAGGAGTAGTTACCGTCTCTGGCAACTTACACTTGATACCTGCCACCTCACTCTGCAAGCCAGCCAATACCGCATTGATAGGTGCTACAGCCTGACCCACAATCTGTGATGTCATAGCGGAAGACTTGAAGGTGCTGTTCTCCTCACGAAGAGAATCAATCTTGTTCTGCATCTCACGCATCTCAGCCTGCTTCTGACCGTCAACGATGGTCTGAGTGCTTTCCTTGATGGCGTTGTGCAAGTCACAAGTCTGGCGCTGGGTCTCGTAAGCCACGTTAGAGAAGCCACGCTCCTGTCCTACGGCTACATTGTTGATGGCATTCTGCAAAGTGCCAGTCTGCTGACACATAGCCAACTTGACGTTTCCGTCCATAGCCGTAATATTGTTATTTACACGGCAGCAGCAATCAGCGAGTTGTGATGCAATCTGCATGTTACCTTGCTGAAGAGCGTTGATGGTTTGCATTCCGCTCATGCCTACTTGGTTGCCCACGTTCTGAACTTGGGTTGTCAAGGCCGAGATAGCTTGCTGAATCTGTCCTTCAGTACAATTGAGCTGAGTAGCGAGATTACTGAGTGCATTACGATTGCCACCGATTGCATCCATAAGCAAGGAACGACCATAGTCATTGTTGATTTCGTTGGCAAGACCTGCGCCATTGCCACGACCACCAAAGCCGAAACCATTACCGCCCCAACCACAGAAGCAAAGGATAAAGAGCAGCCAAATGAACCAAGAACCATCGCCATTGCCGAATCCGTTATTACCCTTCATCGCAAGAAGAACGTTTGGGTCAACGCCTCTCTGTTGGAGCAAAGGAGCTATCAAGCTCATCATTCCTCCATTGTTACCTGAACCCTCTGGATTAAAAACATAAGTTTTTGATGTCTCCATAAGAATAATCTTTTTGTGTTAAACCTTAATTAAACTAACTCTATGTAACGTTACGGCTGCAAAGTTACGCATAATAAGCAAAAGGTTTAATAACTCTATCAAACTTTCTTTTATACGCTAATAATCAAGTAGTTAAGGTGAGAGGAGGTAATATCATACTTTCGAATGGTCGAAAAAACAAAGGCTTGTTTGCAAATTCCGTTTGCAGAAAACAAAAAAATGCAAACGGAATTGCAAACGGAAACTAAGCGCACACAAATTTAAAGCCAAATTTTCGTGTATAGTATTCCTCTTTCGGATGTCTTTTCGTCTCGGAGTCATAACAGAGAATAAACGGCTCACCCTTAGAGTAGAAATAGTTATAAGACTTTCGCAAATACATCTTCGCATTCAAAGCCTTTGGGGAGAGTTTTCTTATTCTTAACCTTGTTTCTTGAGGCTTACCCGACAACACTCTAAGTTCGTCCATTTTATATTGCATATGCAGCTTTCTGCCTTTATTGGCATACTTTTCTTTATTCCAATAGTTTCTCAAAGACTTGTTACGCTCTTTGCGAATTCTGTCTGCCGTTTCTGCGTTATGTTTCAATCCAAGCTTACTGACCTGTCCTAAAATTGTCGATTGAGGAATATTCGTTACTTCTGATATTTCTCTTGCCGTCATCGTTTGGTACATGTCGGAGATTTTACGGATAGTCTCATTATTCAATTTATTGTCTATTTTCATACCACCTAAAATAGTGATATACTTATATAATGTATGTAAGGTTACACCAGCAGCCTTGGCTACTTCCTTTCGTGGGTAGTCATTAATATGGGTTTTGATGTAGTCCATCTGTTCCTGTGTCAATCTTCTTGGCATTCTTCGTCCTCCTCAAAAGAAAATCCATATTTGTTCTTGTAGTATTCCTCATCCATCCTACGAGTATTCTGGTCATAACCCAAGATATAAGGTTCGCCTTCAAAACCGAAATACCCATGTTTCGTAATGAGATTGTATTTGGCGTGATATGCTTTTGCAGGTAACTCTGAAAATCTAAGATTCGTTTTCTGCGGAATGCAGGACATAAATCTGAGCTTTTCTGCACGCATAGTTCTTTTCCAACTTTTTACCCTCTTATTTATTATTGCTTTCTCATACGCTTTCTTTAAGTTTGCCAAACTATTCTTTTTAAGTCTTTCGATAGTTTCTTTCGAATGAGTAAGCTTTAGTCTTTTTGCAGCCTTTCCTACTGTAGATGGATGACACCCTACAATCTCGGCAATCTCTCTGACCGAATGGTCAGGATAAAGCTTTGTTATTTGCTCGTCACGTTTCTTGTCGGGTTGCGGAATAAGTCTTTTATGTTCGATTTCACAATCGCATTCGTGCAATATCTTATATAGAAATTTTATGCTGACACCCATTCTCTGTGCCAACTTATATCTTGGTCGCTCATTTATATGCTCCTTAATAATGTCTATTGTGTCTTGTTCTATAATCTTCATTTCTATTCAGTTTTTATGGTGTGACTCACCTGTTTTTTGCAAAGGTAATTAGATTTTGTTGAAAGAGCAAATATTTTAATGTGTATCTTTTGTTATTTAATAATTTATAGTAATAGGCACAAATAATTCACGGACGTTAACACAAAACACTATTTCAAGAGTGATAGGTACTGACCTTACACTGGTGTTGGATAAAAAGGATATGGCGGTCTATCTGCTAGTCCCATTAACCCGAAACCACAAGTTTGAGTGCAAGGGTAACCACATTATCGTGGATGGCAAGCGGTTCGATTCTGACATCTTTTTCCGCAAGGATGCTTGTCAATGGATAGAGATGCAATCAAAAGAAATGCTATCTTTGGTGGCATAAGATATATATAAGGTGAGGCACACCATAAACTGCAATTAATTATAATTTCGGTGAAAATTCTTACCGATACCCTTGCGTATATGAAGAAAAATTTGTATCTTTGCAATGGTATTTGGTGAGGCACACCATAAAAACTGAATAAAAGAGATATGAGGAAGATTCACAGGACATACAAGTTTAGGTTGTACCCGAACAGGGAACAATCCGAGTTGCTGGCAAGGCACTTCGGCTGCGCCCGTTTTGTGTATAATCATTTCCTCAATCAGCGTAAAGAGCAGTATAGGCTCACTGGAAAGAGCGACAACTTCTATGCTCAAGAAAGGTCGCTTACCGAGTTGAAGAAGCAAAAAGCTACCGCATGGCTCAAAGAAGTTAATTCCCAGTCGTTGCAATTCGCCCTCCGCTCCCTCGAAACAGCCTATACCAATTTCTTCAAGAAGAGGGCAAAGTTCCCAAATTTCAAGTCCAAGCACTCCAAGAACAGCTTTACCGTACCACAGCATGTCTCTATCGTTGGCGGCAGACTCTTCTTGCCCAAGTTCAAGGAGGGTATCAAATGTCATGTTCACCGTGAGATAACAGGCAAGGTCGGCAAGGCTACTATTTCCAAGACACCGAGCGGCAAGTATTTCGTTTCCGTATTCACGGAGGAGGAATACGTTACGCCTGTCAAGAAGTCGGGCAAGTCCGTGGGCGTGGATATGGGCTTGAAGGACTTGCTCATCACCTCTGAAGGAGAAACTTTCAAGAATAACCGATATACCAAGAGATACGAGCGCAAACTTGCAAAGGCACAGCGGCATCTATCCCGAAAGAAGAAAGGCAGCAGAGGGTTTGAAAACCAAAAACTCAAAGTCGCCAGGCTTCACGAGAAGATAGCCAACAGTCGTGCCGACTACCTGCATAAGTGCTCCATATCCCTTGTACGGAGATATGATACCATCTGCATTGAGGATTTGAACGTCAAAGGAATGGAGAAAAACCATCGTCTTACGAAATCCATCACCGATGCGAGCTGGGGCATTTTCGTTTCCATGCTCACCTACAAGGCGGAGTGGAATGGCAAGAAGGTAGTGAAGATAGACCGATACTTCCCGTCCTCGCAGACCTGCAATGTCTGTGGGTATGTAAACAAACATACCAAGGATTTGTCTGTTCGTGAGTGGGAATGTCCTGTTTGCCATACTCATCATGACCGTGATGTCAATGCTGCTATCAATATTCTCCGTTTTGGTCTAAATCATACATCGGCAGGGGCTGTCGATTACACGGGTGGAGAGGAAGTAAGAGCTGACCTGTCGGAAAGCCGTTCCTCTGCGAAGCCCGAAACTCACAAGTCTTTAGATTGTGGGTAGTTCACTGTGTTATAACTTTGTTTAAGGAAAAATTTGATTATTTGCACAAAAATTAATTGTGTAGTTATCCGGTATGATTATTTTCACATTATTATATATTAATGATTATCTTTGCAACAAAAAACATAAGGAAATGACAGCGGAAACTATTCAATTAATACAGATGGGAATTAATCTTCTTTGCGCATCGGGAGTTATCTCCACGTTGCTGTACTATAATAGTAGAAAACGAAAGGAGGCGGCACTCGCATCACAGGAAGAGAATAAGACTATTTCATCATATGCCGATGAGTGGAAGGCTCTCTATGAACGTTCCAACGAGTCGGTCGTTAATCTTAACAGTAAAGTAGATGAATTGTATGAGGAAATCAACCAATACAGAATTACGATACGCAATCTTAGGGACGAGAAGAACGATTTGAAGCTTGCCTTGCATGAGGCACAATGGAACAGATGTATCAAGGATGGATGTCAACTTAGAACCCCACCAAGAAAGCGAGAATCCTTAGAATCGTTGGTTGAAAAGGAAGAAGATGCGATATATCGTGATAGGGAGGATTAAGTTATGATAAAGTATCTGAAATTACTCATACAAGTTAATAGCGGACATTCAAGCAAGGCATTCTTTTTAGTGTCCGTTACTTTGATAGGTTTCTTGATGCTCCTGGTTGTCTGCTTTATTTTAGTGTGGGAAGTGGTAACTTATGGGACTATCAAGACCGATTTGATGGGGTTAAGTGCATTTGTTGGTAGTGTGGCTAGTTTGTTCGTCACGGCTGGCATTACCAAGACTATAGGGGAACGTGGCGAACACAATAACAATAACTTAAAGTTGGAGGAAAAAGACAATGGCTAAATCGGAGATTTTAAGCGAGTTCGTACTTAGTTGGGAATCGTCTAAGTACACCAACAGAAAAAGCGACCGTGGAAATGCGACAAAATACGGAATCACGCTCGCTACTTGGAAGAAGGTTGGATATGACAAGAATGGTGATGGGGTAATCAATGCCGAGGATGTGAAGTTGCTTACCAAGGCAGATTATGACCGAGTGTTCAAGAGGAACTACTGGGATGTTTGCATGGCTGACAAGATAAACAACCAGTCAGTGGCGAACCTCCTAGTGGACTTCGCCTACAATAGCGGATGTTCAAAGGCCATCCAGAAGATACAGGAAGTTGTAGGAACAAAGGTGGACGGCATCATGGGCAAGAACACCTTGGCGGCTATCAATAACTTCAATCAAGGACAGTGGGTCTTGTTCGACAGTCTGAAGGTCGCTAGGATTACCTACCTTAACGACATCGTGAAGAACGACCCTAAGCAAGAGGTAAATCTGAAGGGTTGGCTCAGACGTGTCGGGAACATCAAGTACGGAAAGCTCGTCTGCAATGATGGACGTGTAATAAACAGCTAATAACACAAAAATAGCTCCATCGTTCTAGTCGGTGGGGCTATCTTCGTTAAAGTCCTAGCTTGGTGGTTATCCAAGAGCCTATTGGAACATTTTCCTCCTTAGACTTCTGCTTTATATAGTCCACGGTTTCCTTTGGCATCCTTATGCAAAGGTTCACGTTGTTCCCTTTCTTTCGTCCGCTTCCAGCCCTTGCGCCTCCTCTGTTACTTTTCTTGTTATCCATATCTATTTTGTTAAGAGCCTTACGTTTGCTAGGGTGGTACTTCTATTGGAAACGAAAAAGTGCTCTCGTTCTAATTTATCCCTAACCAAATTGTCTATTTCTCCCAATTTTTTCTTGCATACATTAAGTCTGTTCGTTAAGTCTTTGATTTGTCCATCTAGTTTCTTGAATTGGAGGACAGTATCTTCGGGCTTACAAACTTTGCTTATGTTCGCTATAATAGCTTTCATTGCTTTGTTTTCTTCTACCAGCTTGTCGTAGTTGCGAAGAATGGGAAGCATCTGCCTCTCATACGGAATATTGTTTTTTGTCTTACTCATATAGTTTTATTTTAAAGTTCAATACCTCGCCATCTCTTGATGGTACAAAGACTCTCGAAATTATCAATATACACTTTGTCCTTATTGAAGTGGGCTTGTTGTATTTGGTATTTCATCCAACCGATGTTGCAACCATTCTCGCCACCTTCCCAATGGTAGTAGCGATAATGCAAGCTAACGTCTATGTCAAGCACATCATCTTCTCCAGATACTTCTGATGGGTGAATGTGGAGGTCAGCCTCAACATGAATGCTCTTGAAGATTGCAGGCTCCATCTTGAAATCGGAACTTACGATGTGCTTTTCGTCCTTTGGTGTGAACTCAGCGTAAATACCAAGTCTCTCACAAGTCTTCTGTATATCCTTGGCTATGTAGGATAGAATGTTTTTATGCTCCATAACTTATGAATATTCTTGATTTTCTTTTTCACAATTATCATATCCGTTTTCGTAGCTCATAGAACTAATATCGTTTACTATGTTTGCTATCTTGTCTAAGTCAGTTTCCGACTTAACTCCTAACTTTTTTAAAAGCGGAACAAGCTCTTTGTTAAACTTATCGTTTGGGCTATTATTGCCCCAAAAATCACTATCTCCGATATAATATTCTTTGCTCATTTTATTAATAGTTTTTGAATCTCTTTCATGTCCGTAAATCTAAATAGTTATGCTTTTTACAACGTATGCGAACTTCATCGTACCATAGGCGTTATATTGGATAAGTTGCATAGAGATTGCATATTCATTTTTTAAGAATAGATAACCTTCTGCTATAATAGACTTTTGTACTTCTAGGCTCTTGTCTGGATTGACCATCTCTATAGCCTTGCATCTACTCTCAACTACAGTGAGGTTTGTATCAGATAGCATTTTAGTTATTTCTTCTTTGGCTGTTTCTTCATCCTCATACTTAAAATTGTTTTTAGCGAGAATGCGATTAAACATCAAATCTGTTGTCAAGCTTAATTCTTTCATATCCGTAAGTTTAAATGGTTATTATGCGAACAAAAGGACACATTGAAACTCGTTCTCGAAACGCTCTCTTGTGTAGTCTGCAAAGCGCTCGAACTTACCACCTTTTGCGAACTCCTTAGCATCTGCAATGAAGTTACACTCCTTAATGATGGACTTAGCTTGAACTTGCTCAAATCCGAACTCGAAGAACTCACGCATTCTTTTTTTATTAGTTGTTGCCATATTCTTTTCGCTTGCCGTGATGCGATAGGGCTTAATTGTTAATAATACAGTTTCTGAAGGTGTGTCTCACCTTTCTATTTCTAATGCAAAGATACAAAGAATATTTGAAATATGCAATAAAAAATCAAGCTATTTTCTTTGCATTAACTTTTATTGGATATAATAGTAGGCTTGATTACATTCGTTAACAGAAAATGGCTAGTTTTTCACTTATTCGGGTTTTGGAAATAACCCAAATGGCTCTTTTTATGCCATATATAATATAATTTGTACCTTTGCACTCAAAAAGGAGGTTGATATGCAATTAAGATTTGATTGGTGGCGTTGGCTCGTTACCATATTGGTAGGTTTCTTCATCATGCTGATGATGTACGGATGCCGGACAACGAGATATGTAGAAGTGGAAAAGGTGGTGCGAGACACTACTACTTATGCTCACTGGGACTCTATCGTCAATGAAAGGGTCAGGCTCATTCAGGATAGCTTACTCTCTTACCATTGGGAGCAGATCGAAAAGCAGGTTAAGGATTCCACATACATAAAGGATGATGTCAAGACAAGGGTAGATGAGAGTGGTAAAGTGCTAGGTAAGGATTCTATTCACATAGAAATTAGATACAGGGATAGCAAGGAACTCTCCAAGGTTCGTGATAGCCTTATACATTATAAGGAGATAGCAGAGCGAGCAAGTATATACAAGGCTCAGAGGGATAGTCTCAACAGAGAGTTGAGTATTGTCCAGACCAAAAAGGAATATATCGAGAAAGACTTGGCGGGATGGGACTTATTCTATTGGAAATTCGGAATGATTTCCTTTTGGGTCGTTTCCTTGACGCTGGTAGTAATGATTTTCTTTCTCACGGTAAAATACAAGAAAAAGTTTTTTCATTAGGTTGGTTTTTAGTTATTAAGGTTTAAGATTGGTTTTTAGGTAACAACTTATGGAGCAGCTGCCAGTGATGGTGGCTGCTCTTTTTAGTCTTGAGAACAGCTTAGTGTGTAAAATGCCATAAATGCAAGCGGTTTAATATATTTATAGTTTCATATATGTAACTAAATATGGCATTACGTGTTAAGAAAGCATAATACACATAATTAGGCACACTAAAACCCTTGCAGTTTGAAAATAAATTAGTATCTTTGCAGCGTGCTTTGTTGGTGCTGACCCGCTTACAAGAATCAATAAGATTTCCCGTGGCGAAAGCCATACTACGATAATCCTTACCTAGATTTCGGGGTCAGACGAATGAAGGGTAAGGATTTCTTTTTAGAATCCTTGTTTTGAGTCGAAACATCCTTAGATAGTTCTAAGTTAATAATGGGCTATGATTGTTGGAGTAGGCGAAACACAGATAAGTTAAACAAATAAGGAATTTATGGGAAAGCATTATTTACATATACGTATGGACTTGGTAAAGAAGTACACCTATGGTGCGTCATCACAAGAAGTGAAGGCGCACAAGGAGACGCTTTGCTTTGCTATTTGGTGTAAGATGCAACGCAGAAATTCTGTAATATTTAACTTAACCATTAAGGATGTAAAGAAAAAACTCGGTGTAGGCTATCCCAAGGCAAGAAAATTGCTAAAGGATGTCAAGGAGGATGGACTCTTTACAGAACTTGGTAACGGGCGATTTATCGTGAATACGTTCCGTGATAAAGAAAAGAAGCCCAATAAAAAGGGCGGTCGCTTCCAAGGGGCTTATGTTTGTCGTATTCCTATTAGCAAGGACTATAAGCTAAAGGAGTTATATTCTATAGTCAACAATATTTTATACACATCGGTTATTAGTGGTGCTCGTCAAGACTGTTTTAACGTTGGAAACAACAATTGTGCTTGGCATCAACTAACTACTAACTCGTTTGCAAATGTTGTGAATATGGGACATGGCTCTATATGCCGAATCAAGAAGAATCTTATCAGCAAAGGTAAGATTAAGTCCACGTATGCGGAAATGCACATGGCAGATGATAGAAACGAGGGAGAGATGGAACGAACATTGCAAAGGTTTGGTCGTAGGAACTTTACGTTTAACGTAGGTAATCTGCACTATTTAATCATACCTTGCTCTTACTCTTTTGGAGACCGAGAGACTTCTGTTGCTATCAAGCACAGAATCTATGGTTATAAATTGAAGGGACATCGAATGCAAATAAAGGAAAATGGCACAATAGGAAATCTACCTGATGACTTCTATGGTGGGTAAGTTCTATTTTGGACATTTTCATATTAGTAGTTAGTTGGAATAAGTATAGGAGTCTTTAAGAGGCTAACGTGTTCCTTGATATATTACGTGTTATTATTATATATCCGAGATTATGAAGAAGATAGAAGAAAAATACTTGGAATCAGAACATCAAGTTAGAGCTTATGATGTTTATCTGAGTTCATATCGTGTGAAAGGTGCAAATCGAGTGTTGGCTTGTAGTCGATTGTATGATGGTGACAAATTCATTCGTGACAACTTCCTGGTCAACGAGCAACAAGCCGACAAAATAGAGGCTATGTTTGACTTGGTTAATAGAATATTGGAAACTTGTAAGGATATAGACTTGTTTACGATTCGTGTTTCAAACAAAACTTTTGCGAATTTAGTGAAGAATGCTGACTTTGCGGAAGAGTCTAATCGCTACTTTGGCAATATATCTAGATTCAAACGTCTGCTTGGCAAGAGGGAGGTGATAATTGTTATTCCCAATTGGTGTACCGCAAACAAAAAAGATTATGCTATTGACGAAATGGCAAAGGATTTATATGCGAAGATACCATCTTTCCGAGTCTTTTCGGGTTTCTGTATAAAGAAAAATTGGATAGAAAAGGGCTTTATCGAAGATTTGTGGGACTTGTTATGGAAAAACGAATGGAGACAGAAAGATGGAAACTATTGTGATGATTGGCGAACATTGGCAGGTGCTTACAACTCCGTTTTGCGAACAGGCAAGAATGCAAAGTATGGAAAGGTTCAACCTAAGAAAGAAGAAACTGTTGTGGAAAGAAAAAGGCTTCTTCCAAACTATATTTGCTATACAGATGGCAGCTGCGATAACTATTCCACCCATAAGGCAGGTGGTTCTGCGTATATTGTTGTGAATACATCTACAGGTGAACTTGAAAAGGTCAAGACACACCATTGCTTGCATACTACCAATAATAGAATGGAGATGTTAGCGATAATATCAGCCGTTAATTATTGCCCGAAAGGTTCTGTCATAGAGGTTCGAAGTGATTCCAAGTACGCATTAAAGATGTTCCGCTATACAGATTGGGAAATAGGCGCAGATATAAAGAACACAGACTTAATCAAGTTGTATCGTAAGTGTGCAAAGGATAAGCTTGTTATTTTGACTTGGGTAAAGGGACATAATGGTGATGATTTGAACGAGCAAGCGGATTGCTTGGCTTTTGGTGCATATGAGAAAGCATTAAAAGAGAATGGCTTACCAATGGCTCCTGAGAAGTATCGTGTGTTAAGACGAGGCAAGCAAACGGTGTTTGAAACAGATAATTAAAGATAAATTTGATTTATTATGAAAGAGTTAGGTTTTGATAAGCTATACGTAAAGTTTAGCAATTTATATTGTGAGTATCGTAGTAGAAAGGAATTTTTGAAGTGGTTAAAATCTGCAAAGAATCTTTCTGAAGAGTTGTTTGAAGTAACGCCAAGTGGAGGTGGCTCGTTTGATGTTGTGTTGTCTTTTGAAGAGATAAAGGATTTATTTCCGATTATGGAGAACTCATTGCCTAAGTATGAAAACGATATAAAGCAAGTTCTTTTGGCCATAAAGGAAATGGGACAGCTTGAAGTTGCAAAGATATGGCATGAGGATGATTGGGGTGACGGCTTTGTAGAGGATTTTTGTAAAACCCATGATATTTAATGAAGATACAGACGTTTGAACTATGTGCCGGATATGACTCTCAACTGATGGCTTTGGAGCGGTTGAAGAAGAACCATTCTGATTTTGATTACGAGTGTATCGGTTGGTCGGAGATAGAGCCAAGCGCAATAACCTTGCATAACGCTTGTTTTCCTAGTCTGTCCGGTAAAAACTTTGGTGATATGACCAAGATAGATTGGAGCAAGGTTGCTGATTTTGACTTGCTGACATATTCAACACCCTGCCAGTCTGTTTCGCAAGCCGGAAAGCAGAAAGGAATAGAGGAGGGAAGCAATACACGTTCCTCTATCCTTTGGTTCACAAGAAACGCCATTATTACCAAGAGACCGAAATACCTCTTGATGGAGAATGTAGAGGCTTTGGTTCAAACAAAGTTCATTGGGTTCTTTAACAAGTGGCGCAAGGAGTTAGAATCATATGGATATATCAACTTCGCTAAGGTGGTAAATGCAGCCGACTGCGGTGTTCCTCAGAACAGAAAACGTGTCTTCATGCTCTCTATACGAAATGATGGTGATAAGATAGATTATCATTTTCCGAGAAAGACAAAGCTGGAGAAACACTTGGTAGATGTCTTGGAGGAAAATGTTGAAGAGAAGTTCTATCTTGGTGATGATCTGTTAACAGATGAGTGGGGGTATCTGATGTTTAAAGGAAAGAAGATATTTGAAAGCGGTGTTTGCGCAAGAGAACCTATAAGTGCAGCGTTAAGAACACGTTCCAATGGTAAATGGATAAAAGGTGAAAGGCATGAGCAAAAGGTAGAATTAGGAAAGAATGTGGCTAATGCTATAACATCGGTGAGTAAGGACTCCTTGGTTGTATTGGGATTTTCGAGAGGAAGGCGAGGCGAAGTAGTGAACTATCACGAAAAGAAGGTCTCTAACACCATTCATACGTCAAGTGGAAGTGGTGGTAATATGGATGAATTTGTGCTAAACAAAACAAGGTTGCGCATTAGGCGTTTGACTCCGAGAGAACTCTTCCGTTTGATGGACGTTGACGAAGAATACATAGACCGGATGCTTGAAAGTGGCGTATCGAAGTCAAGTCTTCAAAAAGCTGCTGGAAACTCTATAGTTGTAGCGTGCATGGAAATGATTTTTGAGGAACTTTGGTTTCCCGATAATAATGTTAAGATTGCTGATGATGGTCAGCTGTGTCTATTTTAAAGTTTTGACGAAATGATGTTTTTGAATAATAAAGAGAAAAAGAAGAAAGTAAATGCTATCTCATACGAGATAGATGAGTTTATCTGGGGAAGAAAGGATTTTGTTACCGATTGTCCCTATGGTGAGAAAGGAAGATATACCAATGCCGTTAATAAGGTCGGTGATTTGGGTTGCAACACTTGCGAATGGCAAGTAAGACACAACCCAAGAGCGCAAGTTGTGATGTGCTCACATCCAAAGGAGGAGAAGAGCGAGGTTAAGAAACTTTTTAAGGATTTATGATTATGGATAAGGAAAAATTAAAGAAAGATTACGAGAATGCTTGCAATGCTTACTTGGAGGCATTTTGTGAGAAGCATGAATTTTACGGATTGGATAATCCGGAGACATATTGGATTGATACAGGTGGAATAGCCAATTGCGGTGATTTAACTTTCGATATGGCTACTATTGTAACTGATATTGACAAGGAAGCTCCCGAAGAAGAGTTGTTGAAGTGGTACGATTATACTATTGAAGCTAGTGAGTTCAATTTGCCTATTCCAAACTTCGATCATTGGCTTATAGGGTGTCCAAGAACACCCAAAAAATGGTTTGAAGACATGCGAGCAAAGCGCAAGGAGATTGATGATTTATTGAAGGAGGAAAATGAAAGATTGAAAAATGGAAAAGAGTAACCTTTTTAATTATCTACAGAGGCTCTTCGATGAGGGTCTCTGTATAAACACTACCGAACTTGAATTCGGTACACTTGAAGTAACGGCAGAGAATCGAAGCCAAGGCAAGCAAATCACATTCTTTGCAAAGGGCATGGAGGATGCAAAGCAGAAAGCTGCGGAATGGCAGGCTGGTCAAATACTCTTGAATTGCGAAGATTTCGAGGAGATTGTTATGTTCTTGGCTCAAAGAAAGAAACTTAAAAAGGAAATGTCAAATGGATAAGAATTTTAGAAGTTGTTTTTGTTGCGTCCATTTTTTGGAAATACAAAATACAAGTACAGGAAATATTTTGAAATGCAAGAAAGGTAGCACTACGAAAGTACAAGGGAAGAGACTGACAGAAATTGCTGCAAGATGCAAAAACTACAAAGCGTGAGGCACACGTTAAAGAACATAGTAAGATGAAACTAAAGTTAAAGGTAATAGACAACAGGGGTATTTGAAAGAGAACGAAATGTGAAAAACTGCAAAACAAATAGTAGATTCTATATAGTAAGATTAAAATATATTAATATAGATAATAAACACATTAAATTATTTGCATATTACAATAATTCTTTGTATCTTTGCATCGTAATTAAGAAACAAATGTTATTAATTAAAATGGTGAGACACACCACAAAAACTGTAAGACATGATGATTACATCAAATGATTGCTACAAGATTTTTCCAAGTATCGAAAAGTTCTTCGAGAAGACCGAAAACAATTCGGTTGAAGAGTTGATTGATAATTTGCACCATGCTTTAGAGCGCAATGGTAATGCTCTTTGTGCAGATGCAGTTTTTGACAAGGACAATAAAAAGTCTTTTTCCGTTTGGGTTTGCGGTAAGCATGGTAAGACAATGGATGAGCGAAATGACTTGCATACTTTGGATGAAGTTAAACAAGCAGCTATCGAGCTTTCTACTAAGTTTGACTTGAACGATTATACAACGAACAAAATTCGTTATAAGAGTATCTGGGCTTAGTGCCCATACTCTTCAGGAGAAGTTAAATCGGTATTTTGGCGAAGAGGTTTGCCTCCTCGCCAATCTAATAAGGGAAAGGTGAGGCACACCTCAAAAACTGGTGGTAATGACAAAGAAAGAAATTTTAAAAAAATGGCTTGAAGAACCAAAAGTGAGATATGGTAGCAATTCAAATTTCACTTTGGGATATGGTGATGGATGGGATTGGTGTAAAGATACCCTACGACCAGCTATTACGAAGAATGCGATGTTCCTTAGATTCTTAGAACATGGCTTCCGTGAGATAGAAGAGTTTTTGAAATCAAAAACCGGAAAGCCGAGCGAAGAGGATTGTTCCTTGTATTCTGTTGGATATAAGGATGGAGTCAAGGATGCCATAATTGCAATTAAGAATAGATTTGAAAAATTAAAATAGGAGGTTAAATGGATTTAGGAAAGGCGATTAAGACAATTAGGGTAAGCAAAGGCTTGACCCAACGACAACTGAGTAAGGCTATCGGTTGTAGCGAGACAAACATGTTGTTTATGGAGACCGGAAGAACGTTTCCACGCAAGAGTAAGATTGATGCAATATGCAAGGTATTGGAGATTCCGATGTCTTATTTGTTGATGTTTGCTATTACACAGGATGATATTCCGGAAGATAAGCAGAGTTTGTACACAAGCATCGTTGAACCGATGCGAAATGAATTTATTAGGGAGTTACTGCGATGAAAAGATACTTTTATTTTTCCGCAAGATTCATTAAGAATGGACGTATGGCGTATTCCGCCGGAATATTAGAATCAGATGATGGGTATTTTGATTTTGTTAAGGCCACAAAGGATATTGCACAAGAAGAAGGGGTTGATGTAAAAAAGGTTATCATAGTTTTTTGGACAGAGACCAATTCTATTATGATGGATAAGTTTAAAGCTTTAAAAGAAGAGGAAAATTGGTAGAATTTTACTTTGAAGGAAATATCATTTGGAAAAATTACGATTTCCATTTTATGCCTTGTGTAGGGGATAAAGTCGTGATTAACAATCTTACATACAAGATTAAGTCTCGTGTGTTCAAGTGCCAAGGAAAGACAGTTAAAGTTGTTTTAAAAAAGGTTGATAATGAAAATACGAATAGTTAAACATGTTTGTGCCGATGGAGTAGGAAGAGGTATCTTGGAATACCGCAACCATTGGTGGGAGAAATGGAGACCATTGCATCAGGAAGGCAAGTTGGCTTATGTAGCATATATGGGGGCGAATCCATATAAGTCTTTACAAGAAGAGTGCTTTGATATGCTCGAATTAAATGAAGAGCAGAGAAAGGTACGTGAACAGATGTTCCGCTACATCTTAGATGCAGAAGAGATATATGTTGGTGCAAGAATTGGTAGCGAGTATCATATCGGCTATGATGCTGAAAATGATGAGAGTATGGAGACACTTAGAAATTTGGAGGAATAGTTATGCTCGGAAAGATTTTTTCGGTTATGACCGATATTATATATCGAAGAGAGGAAAGTTTGAATCTCTTTGAAGGAAAGAAGAAACTTGATAAGGTGGTGTCTGGTCGGGTAATCAGAGAACAAATCAAGTTGTTTGGTTTTACCGTCAGGACAAAGTATTTTTATCAGATTTGCTGCCCACAAGTCAATATGAATGATACCCACGAGGTTTGCATATTGAATAAGGTCGAGGATTTGGTAAGAACAGAGTGCTATAACAAGGTCGTTGAATATTCAAACAGAAAACATCATGTCTAGTGTTAATTGTTTCAGAAGAGTTCTGTTAGATGTCGGTGGCAAGAAGACAATAATCAGTGTTCCGCATGAAATGTCCGAAACCGAAGTAAATAAGGTTATGGTTGTTACCAGAGCCTATCTACAGCAGTATGTCTATGTCGAAATGATATTGGCAGAGTGTTTCATTCAGAAAATCGAAAAGAGTATTCTGAAGAAGAAATGCGTTAGGTTTGAAGTTAAGAAGAAGTGGGTGGACTGCAAGAAGAACCTTCGCAAGGTGGTTAAGTATTATGACGCTTATGTTCCTAATGCAGATTTCAATAACGAATTCGCAATGACGTTTTATGACAAGATTAGTGGAGACTTGTATAAGTTGCGAGATAAGATTGCGGTGAGGTTACAGAACTTAGGAATTGGTGAAAAATCGGGAGTCTATGCGAATGCAATCATCCTTTATAATCTCACCAACCTTTGTCTGGGAACTTATGAGAATATCATCCGTAAGCTGTTTGAAGAATTGCACGTTAACTTAATGCAAGCGTTCAAGGATTTTGCCCCAATACTTGCTTTTGAGAACTCCTATGACTTCATGGCGTTAGTGATGGATAAGGATTTCGAGAGACTGGCAGACCATTTGATGACCAAAGAAATTCTTTCTTATTTCGACAAGGTGAGAAAAGGTGTCTTTGACGAACAGACATTGAATAAGGCTGCTATCAATGCAACGGAAGACTTGAAAGACGATGAGAAGGATTTGCAGCGGACTTATATAGGAATTAATGATTTTATGAAGAGTGACTTTCCTTTGGAGAGAACAACATCAAAGAAAGCAAGCTGATGAGAATAGAACCTAGTGAGTTCTTGCCGATAGGTAACGAATTTCAGAAAATCTTCGGTGTAAGCTTTGGAAAGTTTATAGATATGCGGTTTCTTTTGGCAAGAAAAGAACTGGTCTTCAACTTGCTTAAGTTCACGGATTGGCTTGAAGTGCGTTATCCGGATGAGTGTTTCATTGATGGAGTGAGTTACAATGCAGTTGTCGAGCGAAAGTTTGGCAAGCGAGGGGTTAAACTGATAAAAAAGTTATTAGGATGAAATATATGGGCAGCAAAGCGAGAATCGTGCATGAGATATTGCCGATTATGCAGGACAAGGAACATGATACGTTTGTAGATGCTTTCTGTGGTGGCTGTAGTGTTATTGAGAACGTTCCGGACACGTATCGCAGGATTGCCAACGATAAGAATAAGTATCTTATCGAAATGTGGAAGCATCTTCAGAATGGAGGATTTGTCTTCAGTCATATTAGCAAGGAGACGTATGACAAGGCACGAGATTGCTATCACGGAAAGAATAATTTCTTTACGGAAGCTGGTGTAGGACTAGTCGGCTTCATGGCAAGCTTTAATGGTCGCTTCTTTGATGGTGGCTATAGCGGACATAATGTTGTCGGCAAGAACGGAAAGGCAAGAGATTACATAAGGGAGCAGATTGAAAACACTATGCGTGATGTGCCTCTCATTAAAGGTGTTGAGTTCTATAGCGGCAGTTATGATGAACTTGTGATACCGGAGAGGAGTATAGTGTATTGCGATATACCTTACAAAGCTACGAAAAAGTACGATGTATCAAAGAACTTCGATTATGAAAGTTTCTATATTTGGTGCATGGAAATGGCTAGAAGAGGTCATAAGGTCTTTATCAGCGAGTACCAGATGCCACAAGAGTTCAGATGTGTTTGGGAAAAGGAAGTAACAAACTCTCTTAACCCGAATATCACAAAGAGACCAGTCGAAAGGTTGTTTACTATTGATTAGAAAGAAGAAATGAAAGAAACTTATTGCTTGGAGGATACGCTTTACAATACAAAGCGTTACTTCACTATAGAGAATGGAGTGGTATCAGGAACAGAACTTGCACAGGAAGACTTTAACGTATTTCTTGATCTTGCAAGTCGGCTTGGCTATAAGGTAGTGAAATTATGACAAGGCGAGTAAACAAGGATTGTCCGTTCACGGCAGAAGAATTGGATGAGTTAAGAGCTGCCTTGTATAATGTGAATACATCTTTTCACTGCTGTAATGCAACTCCGGTAGATTGGGCGGCAGGATGGCAGCGGAACGATATAAGAAAGATAAGGTAGGAAAGCCATAATCTACCAAATACCCACGTCTCAAAGCCGTGCGATGTCCAGCGTGGGGGCGGGATTGTAAACTTAGGAGTCGCACGGCTTTATTTGGAAGTTTCCATAACTACAAATAGCCTATCGCTAATGGTTGTTCCCTTGGGCAAGGAGATAGTTAATACCGCATCGTAAGATGTGAACACTTAAAATTTGCCGACAACCATTGGCAAAAGCCCATCAGTCAGCGACAGAACCCCTTGGGCAAGGTGGGAATGGTGCACAGTCTTCAAATTCGCATCTGTCGCTGACAAACGGATGAGTGGCATTGGCAACTGAAAGCAATGCGACCCTCGCAAACTTGGAGCGGATTTTCTGATTAAACATTCCGTGTACTGAGTCACTGGGGAGGATTTGGCACCAACAAGGGTTTAAATCCCTTGTCATCCACTAATTTTAAAAGGTTAAATTATGAATGAGTATTGTGAGAATTTGATTTCAAATGGAGTTCCTAGCTGGATAGTAGAGGAGGCTTATAAATTTACAATTGAGCCTTTGAAATCAACAGAAGGCTTGGTAGGAATTGATAAGGAAAATAGTGAGCTATATAGAAATGTCATTATCGCAGCCTATATTGAGGGTGCTAGTGCTACATTGGTAAAAGTGCAAAAATATTATGGCGGTGAGGAACATAGTTAGACAATGGAACGAGGCAACTGAAGGATATTCGTACCGCTTCAAAGGTGGAGATATTTTCCTCCGGTTGGTTAAGGCTAATGGTAGTTATGAATTGCGTAACCCTATAGGTTATGGTGTTCAAGTAGTCATATGCAAAGACTTGGATGAAGCAGATGCAAAAGCCAAGGAAGTGCTAGAAGCGTTTTTTGAAGACAAAGTTAACATAAAAGTTATTTGATTATGGACTTAGAATTATTGATAGATAAGATAGACTTGAGTCAAGGTGCAAGGCAGATAGCCAAGCAAGCCTTGGAGTTGGGAATAAAATGCCAAAAGGATAGTGCTTGGCATCCGGTAGAAGAATTACCTGAGCACAACAGACGCATTGTCGGTCTGACCAAGGTTCGCAAGCGTTTCAAGCATCTGAATTTCTTAGGCGAGGAATGGTGGAAGAAGTTCACGAAGTCAAACGCCATCTATAAATGGGCTTATGTTGACGATCTAGTTTGATAGTAATCGTAGAAATCCATAATGCTATTTTGTTTTAAATGTTTGCCCCATCACTATATATAATAATGTAGTGGTGGGGATTTTTGTGTTAACGTCAGCAAATTACCCGTCTGTATTGTTATAGTATGTCAAATAATAAAAGAAACACATTAAATAACTTGCATATTTCGATAATTCTTTGTATCTTTGCATCGTAGTTAAGAAACAAATGTTATTAATTAAAATGGTGAGACACACCATAAAAACTGTAAGTTAGATATGAAACAATCAAAGTATTATATTGATTACGTAAAGGACGGCATGTACTTTATCTTGGTTCGTAGAAGAGACGAAGCTATCCTCTTTTCGAATAGCTGCTTGACAATGTTATCAACGAGGCAAAGACTCGCAACATCAAAGGTTGTGATTGTGTGATTCTTTAACTTTGAGGATTAGTTATGAAAAATAATTCTATCTCATTCAGCGAGTTGGCTAATTTCAACGATAGCAACTCTTGTGTTATGGTTGCCTTGATTATTAATGATGAAGGCGAAGTTGACGAAATCAATGAATATCTTGCTAATGTGCTTGGATTTTCCAAGGGTAAGAAAATCATAGGCTATCATCATATTGATGGCAATGACAATGGACGCAGTGACTATCTCTTTGAGTTTGACCATCCGGAGATTGCTTTCAATCCTATTGCTAGGTTAAAGTTTCCTGATTTGAAATGGACTAGTGATTTTGTAGATAATTTTGAACTTGATTATTTAATATAAAGTAGATATGGAAAAGAATAATGCTTATGTAGAGGTGTTGGCAAAGATTGCTAGCCTCATGGGTAGAACAAAGGAGTCTATTCAGATGTCGTCTTCAAATACTCATACGAGTATTACGATGTTTACCGAAAACAATAGTAAGATAATTGGAAATTGGTATTTTGATGCTTCCGATAGCAAGGAGTTGATGAATGCCTCGTTCAATGGTCTTAAGACTTTGGTTGAGTCTCTTGAGCACAATAAAAGCAATGACGGACAGGCAGCGTAAGTACATTGAAAGTCTTATCAAGAAAGTGTTTCGTAATGCAGATTCGCAGAGCGAAATACTTTCCAGATTGGATAGGGTTGAGATTTCAAGCCATCAAGCTTCAGTAATGATACATGCGTTGAAGCTAGAGTGCAACATCGGTCGTTCCGTTCTGGCATATATGTTAATGGCGAACAATCTAAATCCAAAAATGGATGAGTTCTTTAGTATATTAGGTTACGATGAATGACGGATTCGTCAAGAAGAAAAGAAGTTGATATGAAAAAGGTATTTATGATAATTGCCGTTGCCGCTATCTTGGTAGGTTGCAAAGGTAAGGGTACAAGAGTCCAAATCTCGGATTCTGTTGACAAATTCAAGGTTGAGAAGTTGTTTGTCGCGGATAGTATAACAGTATACAGGTTCTATGACCAAGGAAATGCTATCTATTTCACTAACCGGAAAGGTAGGGTAGATGCAATACATTCCAAGTACAATCCGGTTACTCGTACATACAATGACGAGGTTAACGAAACTTTATGTGAAGGAGACTGAAAAATGGAAAAGAGATTAACTAAGGAAGAGTTCCTGAAGGATTTATGGCATCCATACAACAAAGAACCAAGAAATCGTTCTAATATTCTATACTTGAATGCTGATGAAAATATTTACGGCAAACAATACACTAAAGAAGACTACAAAGAGGGATGGAGGGATTTTGTATGTTTCTATAGTGTATGGAAATGGGCTTACCAAGATGATTTACTTCCAAAGGAAGGAGGTGAACAATGACTAAATGGTACTCTGCAAAAGAAACTCCAAACTACGAAGAGTGGATTCTTACAGAATGGTATGATAGAGACGATGGAGGTCTTAAGTACGAAGCTGATTATCTTTACTGTTTTGTTTATTGGAAAGATTATGTAAAGAGAAACAACATCACAAAGTGGTGCTATATTAAAGATATAAAAGACTAGGTGTATGGAAGAATTTGAAATTGGAGAAAAAATTACTCTTGAAATACAAGAAGTAAAAGATATTAGTTGTCCAAGTTGCTTCTTTTGGGATGAAGAAATTGGATGTACTAAATCTTGGGTGCAATGCTTTGCTGATAGACGTTCTGATGGTAAGAATGTAATCTTTAAAGAAGTAAAGGAGTAGCTATGAGTAGAAATTTAATGAGAATGGCATTGATAATGGCTGCTACGGCAGCTTATTCACAAGATGATATTTTCGGGTACTCAAGCCATAGACTTGACGCACCAAGCGGCAATATTCCTTCCGTCAAGCAGAAGTGTCAGCCAAAGGCGCAGCATGAGTTCACCATTAAGGGTGTTAAGATTATGGCAGCTTCAAAGAAAGATGCCATCAAAAAGTTTAATCATCGTAAAAAGTAAAGAGATATGTTATACGAAGCAAAGCAAGGAAGCAAGGCTTACGAGTTTATCAAGAACACTCTTGAAGCCGAAGAGAAAGAATACAAAGCTTACATGGAAAGAGTAAAACAAGCAATAGGCTTTGATTTTGAGAAGTATCAAGGTTATCAGCCTAACCGTAGCCTGCTGCGAGAGTATCAGATTACCGCCATTTGGATTCTTGCAGAGAAATACGAAGAACTCGATAAGAAAGTTTGGAGAAAAGTAGATTCTATGCGAATGGAAGATGGCTATTATATAGCTGTTGCACCTAACAAGCGATGTAAGCAAGGCAAGGAAATAGCTACTGCGCTTACTTCTTATAAGGCTACAGTTAACCATTTTCAGGTAATAAGAGAATTGGGCGTAGCAGTACCTGAAAGTAGAAGTTTCTCCATCACGCAACTTCTTCGTCATGGTGATTATATCTTTGTTTATTTGGATGATAGCATCCGAGCTGAAAAGAAAAATTCCGATTTGAAGGAAATTGCAATGGGTGAATACTGGGATATTGTCAATAGTAACTCAGAAATGGAGGTGTAGGTATGGGCAAATATAGCTTGGATATAACATCAAAGAATAAGCCATTTATGAACATAGAAGTTGAAGACGATAGAGTTCTTCTCGGTGCTTACGAAGGTGGGAAGATAGCAAGAAGGTAGTGAAAGACCCTAACGCTTTTCGATGGGAGGAGTAAGAAAATGGATGAGAATTTCTTGAATGTGCTCTATATCGAGCACACAGACAAAATAGGCGTTTTAAAGGATGATAAGGACGAAAGGGTATCAATTATCCTTGGGACGGACAAAACGCTTGTAGAACGCAAAAGAGAGGGCAAAATGTATCTTCTTGTACCTTTGGCAAAGTACCACACATTTGTCTGCAAGGGTAATAGTATTGATGTGGATGGTGAGCATATCAAGAGTGAAATCTTCTTCCGTAAGGACGGTGCGCAGTGGATTGAGATTGACAAAGAAACGTTATCTAAGGTAGCGTAATATATTATATAGGTTACTTGGCAGCGAGTCGTGAGCGGGACACGACAGAAATATAAACTCCCACTGGTATGCTGCCAATAACCTTTTTTGTTTAACAATATAAATTAGTTTTAAAATGACAGGATTCAAAAGTGAAAATGTCGAATTGGAGGCTTTGCCAGTAGCCTCATCAGTTTTAAACAACTTCAAAGAAGGAGGTGTTAGAGTTGTAGAAATTATTGAGCATGATGGCAAGCAAGCCGTGAACGCAAGGGAACTACACCAAAAGTTGGGAAACAAGAGGCAATTTGCCGATTGGATTAAGCAGCGAATTGAGCAGTATGGATTTGTTGAAAATCAAGACTATGAGGTTTTTCACAAAATTGTGAAAAACTCAAATGATGTTGAAAATCAAGACTTTTCTTCATCTGATAATTTTGCCAAACGAGAAAAGGGAGGCCGAAGTCGTGTAGAGTATGCTCTTTCGCTAGACATGGCTAAGGAGCTGTGCATGGTTGAGAACAACGAGAAAGGCAGGATGATTCGCAAGTACTTCATTGAAGTTGAGAAGAAGGCTAGAACACAAAATCCATTTACTATTCCTCAGACTTATTCTGAAGCCTTGCTTCTTGCTGCAAACCAAGCAAAGCAAATCGAAAAGCAGCAATTGGCATTGGAGCAGAAGAAAATTGAGAATGACAAGCTGGTTGCAGATGGTAAGCGCAAGGACGCAACCATAGTACGTATGAAGCCTAAAGAGGTATTCACGGATGCGGTTGCAGGTAGCAAGGGCAATTGCCTAGTTGGTGAGGTTGCGAAGTTGATAACTCAAAATGGCTACAAGATTGGCGAAAAGCAATTTTTTGCTTGGTTGCGGGATAATGGCTACCTTGGAAAGAAAGGAGAGCGTTACAATATTCCTAACCAGCAGTATATGGGTAAGAATCCTTTCTTTTATATCAAGAGAGGTGTGCGTCAGGGTGATAATGGAGTGTTGCACACGACAAGTACAACAATGCTGACACCAAAGGGACAGATTTATTTTGTAAACAAGTTCCTTGGAAAAGGAGGTTTACAAGGTGATTTGTTTGCGAATGGTGAGGCACACGATAAATAAACTGTATTGTTAATAGGTGGGGATGTGGTTTAGGCTACACCTCCACAACAAAAATAAATATAGATGGCAGATATTAATAAATTATCAAGAAGAGGCGGCAAAATATACGTATTAATCACTTCATACCAACATGGATTGGGTGAAGCAGTGGAGGTTGACGCAGAAGTCTTCTCTACCATAGATAAGGCAAGAAAAGCGATAAGACACAAAGGGATGAACACTTTGGAGAATTACAAGCGAGTTTTGAATTGCGATGATTATCTATGCAATATCTCAGATTCTTTCTTCCATATCTCAGACAGCGAAGGAGAAACGTGGGATAATTTCGACATCGTAGAACAAGAATTAAAATAATAAAGCTATGAAGATTGATGTTGTTAAAAATATTTTAGAAGATGCGAAGGAGTGTGGTTGCCTTGTGACGATTACACTTGCAAATGGACAGATATCTCATGTAAACTTCAGTAAGCATATAAAGAAGTTTACTATAACAGATGATGTTATCTTAGATGAGGATGGGCATCTTGTGACAATAATTGATACGGATGGAAGTTGTGACTACATTGATAGCGATTCCATCATTCGTATATTTAGTAAAGAAGGTTTATAACAATTTATTAGATAAGAATATGGATGTAAATAACGCAGGTCAGCACGATGGATGTGCTAAAACCGGATTGGGACAGAATTAGAAAGAAAAGGCGGAAGAGGATTTAACCTCTTACCGTCTTAAGTACAGAAGAAACATACTTGATGGTTATTTATCTGAATACATCAAGCAAAAGTGTGTTGAAATATCAGAGAATGCAAATTATTTCAAGATTATTTTTAGAAAAGATGAAAATAAATTAGAGTTTTCTTGCATTTCTCGAAGGTTTTTATTACCTTTGCGAATGTAAACAACAAAACAATGAGCTTATGAAAGTATTATCAATTCGCCAGCCGTATGCTTGGTTAATCTCTATCGGCTGCAAGACCATTGAAAACAGAACCTGGAATAGAAAGTTCCGTGGTCGCTTCCTTATTCATGCTAGCCAAGCCAAACCCGAAAAACTTGACGGATGGCAGGAGAGCGCAATGAAGAAATATTGCCAAGAGCATGGTATTGTTATTCCGGACTTCAAAGACTTGCCAACGTCAGCCATTATCGGCAGCGTAGAGTTGGATGATATTCAATTCCATGAGGCTTATCCGGATGCGTTTGCTGAAGATTTTCAGTATCACTGGTTCTTGAAGAATGCTAAATTGTTCGATGAGCCGATTAGAAACGTCAAAGGCAAGTTGTTCCTCTGGGATTATGAGTACAATGAAACCGAAAAGTAAAATAACAATACTTCTGTAATAAAAATACAAGTCGTTGAATGTTAGCATAAAAGTGCTTGTGGGTCTAAGAGGTAAATAAGAAAATAATATAAACATATTGTAAAATATTGAAGTTATGAAGAAGAAATTAATAATTGCCATCATCGCAGCTATCGTTGTGCTAGGTGGCGGCATTGGTGGATGTGTGTACCATTTCAACCAAGTTAAGGATGAAAAAATGGCTAATTACAAGAAGGCGTTGTCTGATTATCGCTTCAATAGTAATAGATTGATATATTCTTTGGATTTCATAGCAACGGATTTTATTATCAATTGGAATTCTGCTATAATGAATAAAAAGGCTATGAACGCAAAGAATGAAATTGTTCCTTGCTCTGATTTTGAAGATGCCGTTTCTTCTCGATATGCCTTCTATGATAAGTATGGTGCATATAAGATTTTGGATAGTGTATATGTCTCATTAGGAAAGCATTTGGAAAAGATGCGTGTAAATTCTAATGAAGATCAGCAAAAAATCGTGGAAAGCTGCAATAAGGAATACAAGGAGTTGAATAATGCTATTGTTTTTGTAAAAAAGCCTTATGGCGCATTGGTGCAATATTCAAAACAGAAAGGAGACTTGTTCTTTAAACTTTATGCTTTTGATAGCGAATTGGCTAAAGTTTCCCCATTGGAAGAAGATAAGGGCGATGAGAGAACAAAAGTAATGAATATGGAATTATACGGAACGCATTTGTTTGTAACGGCTGACTTTGACAAAGAACCGCAAAAGGCAAAAAAGCAAAGTTATACGTTTAGTAACATTTCAACAAATTGGGTTTATTTGAAATGATATATATATATATAAGGTGTAATTTTAAAATTAAGTTTCTAAAAGAAAATAAAGCTTAAAATAATAAAGAAATACACTAAATAATTTGCGTGTTTCAGAATTTATGCTTACCTTTGCAAACGAAATCAGAAATGGTTCAACCGTGAAGTCGTGAGCATGGTTACTGGGATAAGAAGAAATTTAGAAGTCTTCGGACTTTTCTATACTTTTAGCCTCGTTCGCTACTCACGACAATAAGCGGACGGGGCTTTTGTTTTGCCCCAAAGGTAAGAGGCATACCTGTAAAACTGCCGTGTTTAATTAATAATTATGTAGAGTAATGAAAACGATTTCATTGAAATTGGTAGGCACTAAGCCTTTGATGGTTCACAATCCAAGAGTGGTTGACCCATTCGACAAGTACAAGAAACTTTTGCAGCCATTGACTAGCAAGAAGACAAAGACGGATGATGATTTATTGGAAATCTGCCGTTTGCAGTTCCTTGCCTCCTTGTATTATCGCAATGGTGAGTACGTATTGCCACAATCTCACGTTGAGGGAAGTTTCCAAGCTGCTGCAAAAGAGCGTAAGTTGGGTAAGAAGTTTGAACGTTCCTTTGGTCTTTATGGTGATGGTGTGTTGCAATTCAAGGACAACAAGAAGACTCCTGAAGAACTTTTTGAGGTTGGGCGCACGAAAGAGGGATATTTTGACCCTAGTACATCTTATGTAGATACGAGAGCTTGTGGCATCAAAGGCTCAATCAAAGTACCAGCGACAAGAGCCATCTTTCACGAATGGGAGACCGAGGTTACTTGTTGGTTTGACGAGACTCAGCTTAACGAGGATGAGGTTTTGCAAGTGGCAGAAGTCGCTGGTCTTCGTTATCACGTTGGTACTTACAGAAAATTGTATGGTGCTTTTAAAGTAGAAAGAAAATAAAATAGTAATTTGTATGATTTGGTGCGGAGAAGTCGGGTGAAGTCGAGTCATGTAAAGAGCGGTGAAGTTTAGTGAAGTGCGGTGTAGTGTAGTAAGGTATAGTTTAGAAGAACACAATGATGGTCATAGGTGAGGTTCGACTCCTCACCATTGTGCAAAATATGTGGGGTACGGTACGGTATGGTTCTGTCAGGTGGAGTCGAGTATGGTTTAGTACGGTATGGTGAGGTTTGGTAGAGACGAACTCCCTACATGGTGGTTATCTAAGGTTCGATTCCTTGGTAGGGAGCAATATTAAAAAATGAGGATATGAAAGAAGATACGAAAAATGTTTTTGATGGTTTTGATGTTTTTGATGGTCTGGAGGAAGAAATTCTTTCTACATTTAAAGATGGTCAATTGATTTCGCATGAATGGTTGAAATTAAAGTTTGGTATTACCCCTTTATGTTGGGATGATTACAAGGATATTCAGAAGTTATTCCAAGCTAAGGATAAGCAGCAGTTTTATTATATGACCTTGGTAGATAAATTGCGTTGGGATATGTTGAAGCGAAAGAAATGCTATCTTAAAAATGTCTATAGTTATGGCTATATGATTGTTTCAAAGGAAGAACAGGCTGAATATGGATTCACTCAAACTATGAAGGAAATCAAGGAGTCTTTGCGCAAAGGTGCTTTGATAATAGGGAATGTGAGACCTTTGCCAATGTTTGCTGTATCATCCTATAATGATATTAAAAGCCGTTTCAGCACAATAAAAAGCGTGTTATCTTCGTTAAAGTTATAGGCTGTCGTGATTTGATGGTCTTTATATATAGAAGAAAATAAGTAAGAAATGAGCCTTCTGCATGTGAATGTGGAAGGCTTTTTTGTGTCTATACCTTAATCTTTGCACTTAAATCTTTAGTGAAATTGCACGCCCTTATTCTTTCGTTATTCCTTTGATTATTAGCTAATTTTGCCAATAAAATTATAAAATATGGCAGAATTAAGATTCGATGTCAAAGCGAATTTCGAGCAGGTTACGAAACTTCGTTCCGAGTGTGAAAAATTGAGGGCTGAGTTGTTGAAGACCAATAAGTCAACCGACCCAGCTATTGTTGCGGATTTGACGGAAAAATATGCAGATGCAAGTAATCGCTTAAAGGACTTGACACAAGCTGCTTCAAGAGCCGCTTACGTGATGTCTTCCGAGTTTAATAAAAGGATGCAGTCAGCATCAAAAGAAGTTTATAGCTATGAACTTCAAATGCAAGCAACAAAAGACCGTATAGAGAAAATCCAACAGCAAATCACGAACAAGAGATTAACTCTTGGAGTAACTACGGATAAGTCATCCATAGATTCTTTACAGAAGAATATTGACTATTTGAAAGGTTCTTTGGCAGGACAAACTGCGCAATTAAAGAACCTAGAAGGAGGTGCTGTCGGTGCTCGTCAGACCTTGGAGAACATGCGGAATGAGTATGTTTTGTATGCAGGTTCAGCAAATCCGGCAAAAGATGCCACAAATATGTTGACCGATAGCATGAACCAAATGATAGAACGCATGAAGTCTGCTCCTACTGCCGGAGAGGGTATGTCTAGCTTGTTTCAAAGGGTAACTGGTGATGCTCACATGCTTTCGGCTGCTTTGCTTGGCGGTTTAGGATTTGAACAACTGGCAAGTAGTATTTTCAATACTCGCTCTCAATTCCAACAACTGGAAATATCTTTCAATACCATGCTTGGTAGTGCGGATAAGTCAAAGCAGTTAATGGATGAATTAATCGCTACAGCCGCAAAAACGCCTTTCGATATGTCCAGCATTACGAGTGGCGCAAAACAACTTTTGGCTTATGGTACGGAAGCGAAAGACGTAAATAAAACTCTAGTCCAGCTTGGCGATATTGCTTCGGGATTGAATATTCCGCTTGGAGACCTCGTTTACCTTTACGGAACGACCCTCGCACAAGGAAAAGTCTTTACAATGGACTTGCGTCAGTTCATGGGAAGAGGTGTTCCTTTGGCAGAAGAGTTGGGTAAAATCTTGCACCAAAACACAACGGAGGTTCAAGAGTCTGTTTCCAAGGGTAAGGTGACATCAGACATCTTCAAGGAAGCCATCGCTAACATGACGCAAGCTGGCAGTCGCTTCGGAGGCCTGATGGAACAACAATCAAAGACCTTGGAGGGTCAGTGGAGTAACATTGGCGACTCCATCCAGCAAGCGTTCAACGAAATCGGCAAAAAATCCGAGGGCGTGTTCTCTAGTGGATTGTCAATTATTTCTGCTATGGTCGAGAATTGGCAGGAAGTCATTAAAGTAATTGGCGTTGCGGTCGTTGCCGTTGGCAGTTATCGTGCATCATTAATGGCGGCTGCTTCTATCCGTAAGGCAGAAGAGGCTCAGCAAGCCGATGATATGATGAAGGGGATTGATGCTGAAATCAAGCGTTTGCAAGACTTAGAAAACTCAAACTACAAGTCATTGGGTAAGGATAAAAAGCAAGAACGAGTAAATAAACAACAAGACTTGGCAAGTGTTGTTGGAGATACCACTGTGTCCGATGATTTTGTAAAGGCAAGATTAGATGCAGCAGAGCAAGAGGGCATTATTACGGCACAAATGCGTTCCCAATTAGAGATGAAACGTGAACTCTTGCAGGCTCAGCAACAAGCAACAGCACAAAGCCAGATAGAACTTGACGAAGAAAAGAGGAAGACCGAGGAACTGCGTCAACAAAAAATAGAGTCTCTTAAAGATGATTTGAAGACTACTACAGAGAAAATATCAAATCTTGATGATAGGGATGTAGAGTTGGCTAGACAATATACAGCAGCCTTGAATGATTTGCAAGATGCCCAAGATGCCTTTGCTGAGGCTCAAAAATTAGTTGAGGAAACCGCTGATGGTGCAAACTTAGCTTTTGACGCAGAGGGTAATGCCGTGAATGCACTAGAAGCAAAGGAACGTTTGGCCACCGCTGCGAAGAAAGTGAATACTGCTCAAACAAATGTTTCGACAATTGCAAGTCAGCAAAGAGGAACTGCGCTTATTCGTGAGCAATTACAAGAGAGACAAGCAACACTACAAACGAAGTTGAATTCTGTTAGTCAAGCTACCAATACGACTACGAAAAAGGCTAGTACTTTAGCTACGGCTGCTTCAACGGTAAAAAATGCCATCCATACTGCAAGTGTTAAAATAATGACAACTGCTGAATTAATGCTTAGTAATGCTGTAAAATCCACAACTATGGCCTTAAAGGGAATGTGGGCTGCTATGCTTGCAAATCCGATTACTGGTATTATAACATTGGTAACAACGCTTGCTAGTGCCGTTGCAATGTTCGGAGGTGAAGAGGAAGATATTTCTATTGACACAAAGCATTTTGGAGATTCTGCTGAAAACACAAGGGCGAAAGTTGATGGCTTGCTTAACGTAATGAGGTCTTCTAAGGAAGGAACTGATGCTTACAACAAAGCTAAAGAAGAACTTATCCAAACATACGAGCAGTTCGGGATTAAGTGTGATGCCGAAAAGGACAATTTAACAACACTAAAAGGAAAGCATGATGAATTTGTTGCAACCTTACAATTGGAGAATGCTGAAAGAGAAAAGGCTAATGCTTTAATGTCTGCCACTTCCCAATATACAGAAGCAAGAAACAAAGAAGATGACAATTTTAGCAAAGACTTATCCGGTCATTGGTATCAAGGTGGGCAACATGTAGATAAGGAAGATATAACATCAATACAAATGATGTATAATTCCATAGCAACAGATGAGGTTTTAGATAGGCTGGCTAAGTTGAAGCAAAGAGTAGATGATAGCACATTGTCTTACAAGGAGCATATAGATGCTTTTAATATTTACACAAATGCAGTTAAAAAGACATTTGCGCCTATTGATTCGTTCTTAGAAAAACAACATTACAATATCGCAACTATAGAGAATACTGACCATTCGATATTGGAGCATACGAGTAATCTTTCAAAATTAAAGATAAGTTATAAAAACGCAGAGGATGCGATAATGAAGGCGGCTGCTGAAAATGTAGATTGGAATAATACACAGGCTAGGTCACAATGGGTAGCTCAGCAAAATAAACAAAGCATAGATGCCTTAACTTCCTCAACAGACCAGCTTATTTCTATATGGAATCAGGAATATGGATTAAATTTGAAAATCCATTATGATGATACAGAAATTCCAAGTTGGATGAAATCTTTAACGGATAAGCAGTTGCAATCTTTGATTAATAGACGTAAGGCAGATTTAAATAGGCAAGAGCAATACCGAACTAATCATAAAGGAAGTAAATTGCTGACAAAGCAAGGAAATCAGCTAAGAGACGAAAATGCCAATAGGCTTGATGTCGCTATGGCTGGTTCTATTCTGAAAGATAGAGAGGCGAAAAGAAAAGCCGATGCAAATAAGCCGAAGGAAACGACAAAGAAAGCTACACCTAAGAAAACAGGTGCAACGGATGACCCACAAGCAAGAGCGTATGAACGCAAGAAGGCTGAGGAAGACTATTCCAAGTCTATTTCATCCTATTCGGAGAAAGCCAGTGATGAGTTGTCAAAGCGAAGAACGGAATTGATTAAGAATGAGACCGAAAAGGAGATTGCTCAAATTAATATGTCTTCAGACAAGGAGAAAAAGGCTATAGAGGATTCGATTGACAAACTCGTTGAGGCTAAGAAGAAGAAAGACCAGATCGTTTGGGTAAATTCGGGAAAAGGTCGTAAAGCCAACATGTGGAAACAGGGTAAGTCCGATGCGGAATACCGCAAAGAGGTATTGGGCACACAAATGGTTGACGACAAGGGTAATCATCTTGGGAAGACCATTGGGCAGAACTCAGAAGACCAAATTGCCTTGATTGAGAAACAGAGGCAATTAAAGCTGAAGGAAATCCAGCAAGCAGAGATTAAGGACATGTTGGATTTCATGAAGCAATACGGCAGCTTAGAACAACAACGTTATGCTATTCTGAAAGAATACACGGACAAGATAGACCTTGCTAGAGAGAAAGGTGATACTTTTGGCGCAGCGAGTGCGGAAATGGAGATGAACGACCAGTTGAAGAAGTTGAATTTTACGGATTTCAAAGATTCAATCAATTGGGATGTTGTCTTTCAGGATATGAACCGATTGAGTATTCCTTATCTTGAAGACCTTCGCAAGAAGATGAAGGAGTTGCTTGGTTCGGGTACGTTGGAAATTGATGATATGAAAACCGTATCTGACCAAATCTACAAGATTGATGATGCGATTTCCGAGCAGAAGGATAGATGGGGATTGGTTAATGATGCAGTCCGTGAACATCGTAGGCTTATTGATGAGGCGAAGGATGCGCAAGACCGATTGGCACAAGCTAGAAAGGTGGAGTTTGATGTCAAGGCTGACAACATGAGCCAAAGGAGAAAAATCCAAGGTGTGTTTGCGGAAAGTGGGATTAATATAGATACCAGTAATATTACTTCTGCCAATAAGGACAAACTAATGGGTTCTACCAAGAATCTCAGTGTAAGCCAAACGGAGAAGTTACGTAAGCTTTTTGATGATTTGGCGGTTTCAGAGGTTAAGGTTGGAAAGGCAACAAAGGAAGTCGGAAAGGCGCAGGAAGAAGCCAAGGTAAAGCAGGATGCCGCAAAGAAGAGCTTGCACGATACTATCGAGGAATGGGCTGAGGGTTTGAGTAAAATCCAAGAGAAATTGAAAGACCTTCCTGGGTTAGTCGATGCTTTGGGTCTCGGAAACACAGGCTTTGGTAAAGCTGTGAATAACGGAATGGATGCATTGAACAGTGGAACACAAGCCTTTTCTGATTTTGCAAGCGGAAACTACATAGGTGCGGCTATGAATGGAATAAAAACCATTGGCTCGTTGGGCAAGATGTTCGGTATTGGTGGAGGTAATGGTGCAGAAGTTGCGAAGAAAACAGAAGAGCTGACCGAGAGCAATGATAGATTAATGTATTCCATTGATAAGTTAAAAGAGTCTATTGACAAATCTTCCGGTTATACAGCCGTTAGCAACTATAATGCAGCTTACGATGCTCAAAAGCAGGTTAATACCCAAACGATGGATATTCTCAAAACACAGATGGGGTATCATGGGGCACACCATTCAAATGCTTCTTATTGGAATCTTTCTGCACAAGATTATGCGGCAATCAATAAGACTTTGGCTGAGCAAAGTAAGATAAGGGGTGGTTATACTAATTCTTCGATAAACAAGGTCAATTCCTTGGAGGATATATACAAGCTCACTCCAGAGCAGATGGCTGACATTCGTACACATAATGCGGATGTATGGAAGAACATGACAGACCAAGGCAAGTATGATAAGACGGAATATTGGGAGCAATATACAGAACTGGCGGGAAAACTAGAGGAGTTGACGGAGCAAATCAATGAGAATTTGACTCAAACAACCTTTGATTCGATGAAGAGTGACTTCATAAACAATCTTATGGATATGAGCAAGTCTGCAAAGGATTTTTCTAATGACTTCACTACAATGCTCAACCAGTCGATGCTTAACTTCGCTTTGGGAGACCTTATGAATAAAAAGCTTAAGCCTCTTTATGATAGCTGGGCAAACAAGATGAAGGAGAATGGAGGAAGGCAGCTCACGCCAACCGAATTGAATAATCTTAAAGAAGAGTATGATAAGATAGTTCAAGAGGGTTTGGCTATTCGTGATAATATTGCTGATATTACGGGTTACAAGCAATCTTACGAGCAGTCCGCTTCTTCCGGTTCTTTTGAATCAATGAGCCAAGATACAGGAGAAGAGTTGAATGGTCGTTTCACAGCGGTACAAATTGCTACAGAGGGAACGTATGAGGAAACAAAGCTCATAAATACCAAGTTGGATGCTATTGCGGCTCGTGATGGTGGCACAGAGGGTAGCTTACTAACAGCTAGCGTGAATACTATTATGGGTAATGTGGGTAACATTTGGTTAGCCGTTGATGAGGATAGGACTATCCTTGCACAAAGCTTGATGTACTTGCAGTCGATTGATGAGCGACAAGAGCGATGGCATAAGCCTATGCTGCAAGCATTCAATGATATTCACGAATTAAAAGACAAGATGAGCAGATTGTAAAAGCTATAAAGGGTGTCATATTACGTGATACCCTTTATATCCTTAAATAAATATAAAAGTTTAATATGAATATTTGATTATTAAACTAAATGTTGTATATTTGCAAGCGTAATTAAACTTTTATATTATGAACAGAATAAAGGAAATTTTACAAGAGATAGGAATGTCTCAAAAAACGTTGGCTGAAAAGATAGGCATGACGGAGGTCGGTGTTAGCAAGATTGTTAATGGCACTTCAACAAAGGAGACCATGAAGAAAATAGCCAATATCCTAGGTGTTAAGGTCGAAGACCTGTACTATAAAGATAATATGGTTAAATATCGTGGAGAACTTGACTTGAATGGCACCAAGATACCTTGTTATGTTTTGGGCAACGGAACTAGGGTAATATCTGGTCGTGGAATGCAAGAAGCATTAAAGATGGTAGATACGGAAGATGGTAAGCAAACTGCCGGGACCAGATTAGTGAGATATTTAAATCAAAAATCTCTTAACCCTTTTATTTCCAAATACATAGAAATGGACCACTTGTCACCTTTGGTGTGTAACGATAATGGAAAGGTTCTTCATGGTTATAAGGCAACCGCTTTGGCGGACATCTGTGATGCTTTTTTGGAGGCACGCAAGAACATTCCGTTATCACCTAGACAAGAGATTATAGCCGAGCAATGCGAAATCCTCATGCGTGCATTCGCTAGGGTTGGTATCATCGCATTGGTAGATGAGGCAACAGGCTTTGATAAGGAAAAGAGCGAGGTTAAGGACAAGCTGCAAACGTTCTTTAATCAATTCCTCTTAGAGGAGGCTGCGAAGTGGGTTAAGGTGTTCCCCGACCAATTCTTTATGGACATATACAAGATGAGGGGCTGGACGTGGCATGAGTCGAGGAATATGCCTGGTGTTATGGGCAATTGGATAAGAGATATTGTCTATGAGCGCATAGCGCCAATTATGGAGGAACTTGACAAGAGAAATCCAAAGAATGAGCATGGAAACCGTACAAAGAGATTTCATCAGTTCATTAACCAAGAGAAGGGAATACCAAAACTGAAGGAGTATCTCTCTTCCATTCATGCTTTGGTTGTGGTGTCAGATTATGATTGGGCAAAGTTTATGGATAATCTGAACAAAGTATATCCTAGAACCGACATTGAGTTGTTCTTGGCTTTCGATGCATAAAACAAAGAAGAGGAACGTATGATGCGTTCCTCTTTCTTTTTATAGTTTCTTTTCTTCCAGTAATTCGTCAACTCTCGCTTGAAATGCCAGCTCTGTCTCTGAAAGGCTGTAGCCAGAGTAGGAATAGCTTGTCCCGATGATGTGGCCATCAAACCTTCCAGTATTGTCATCCTTTGTGAAAGTGCCTTTGTAACCCTTGTATTGGAATACTATTTCCTTATTATCCTCCTGCTTGTCCTTGTCGTAAGACTTAGCTATCTTAATCAGGTAACAGAAGCCGAACATGAATAGGCAAGAGATAAAGGAAGAGATTGAGAATCCAACCATTGCCCATCCTATCGCCTTCGTCTCCTGCTCTCCAAAGAAGCCCATCATCAAGCCGATGGCAAACAATAATATAGTTAACCATAGTGCTACTGTACTAATTAACGAGAGAACACGGAATACCGCTGTACCTCTCAAATTGAAAAAATCATTCATAGCCGTAAAAGTTTTAATTATTAATACTTGCAAGGAATGTTCCTTACGTTACTTAACACTTTCCAACTTGTCCAGCACGTCCCTAGCCTCAGCAATGGACGATGCGGAATACAACTCACCACCTTGTTTTATTAGGGCGATGAAATCACCCATAGCATCTACTTTGTTCTGCTTATCAAACAATTCTGCTACAGGACAGCCTATAGCGTTTGCTATTTTTTCGATAGTTGATATACGCAAGTCGTTTTTCTCGCTAAGTAAACGAGAAACCGAAACTCTATTCATACCCATCCGGTCTGCTAAGTCTTGTTGCGTTACACCATATTTATTAAGAACATCTTTAAATCTCATAATATGTAATACGTTACATTGATATTTTCTTGCAAAGATAAGAATAATATTTGAAATGTAGCATATATACGTAAAAGTATTAACGAAGTTTAAAGAATAGTACGTTACAAATGAATATCTGTTAATTAACCTAAATACGTTACACTTTCTTTCTAAAATATTTTGTAGTGTAACGTAAATATGTTACCTTTGCATTGTGATTAAAAAACAAAGGTCACAATAACATTATTAATTTAGCTGAGGTTGCACCTCCGAGTCGGCACTCGTAAAACGGTATAGCAATATGACTACTTCAATGCTAAGAAGAAACTTGATTCAGAAGTTCGTTATGATAGAGTTCGTAAGCAACAGGATAAACACCCAAAAGGACGTTGATAGAATGTTGAATATGATAACAATAAAGCTCAATATGAACAACGATGAGGCTAAGAGCTTCTTGCGTGAGAGCATCGGACTTGCAAAGTAAGTAATTTAAGTTTAATGTTTAAAATTGAAAGATTATGGCTACTACATTTAAGAATATGATGAGAGAAGTGATGAATATGGCACACAGAGCCTTTCAGCTTAAAGGTGCTTATATGAGTTGGGCAGAATGCTTGAAGCAAGCTTGGCAGGTTATCAAGCTGAAGGCTCGCATGAAGAAGCAGGTCGTTGAGTTCTACTTTCAGAAAATGAATGGTGAGATTCGTCAGGCTTTCGGCACTTTGATGGAGAGTCATATTGACTACACTCCAAACGGCAAGGGTTACGCTTGCAAGGACTGCACAAAGTATTGGGATGAAGTCAAGGGAGAGTGGAGACAATTCAAGAACTACAACTTGATTAGAGTTGCTTAACAAGGTTATTAACGATTTAAAAAGAAACTAGATATGAGCGCAAAGATTATCGTGATGCAAGGCAACATGGTTGCAACCATCGAAGAGACGAACAAGGACACATTTCTCAAGCGTGGAGAGTATAAAGAGACCGATCTGGACAGACATAAGCGTGAGGTCGATTTCTTGATTACAAGCATCGCTAACCGCTACGAAGTGACATTCAATCACAAGGTAGAGCTGAAGGAAAGCCGAAGCATCAAGAAAAGCGAATATTTCGATAACATTTACTACGTTACCGAGAATGCATTGAAAAAGCTGAAAAAGCAATACTCATACGAGTGTGATTTGTAATAGATTTCGTGAGGCACACACTAAACTGCACCGGACTTTGGACATTAAATATTTAAGAGATATGGATAAGAATTTGATGAATGCTCTTTACGTTGAGCATGATGGCAAGATTGGCGTTTTAAGCTCAGATGAGCACAAGGTGGTATCACAGGTTATCGGTACGGATTTGACGCTTGTGTACGACAAGAAAGAGAGTAATACGTACCTTTTATACCATTGACCCAAGCCCACAAGTTCGAGTGCAAGGGTAGCCACATCATTGTGGATGGCAAGCGGTTCGATTCGGACATCTTTTTTAGAAAGAATGGTTGCCAATGGATTCAGATGCAATCAAAAGAAATGCTATCAATGGTAGCGTAACAATATATAAGGTGAGGCACACCCGAACAACTGCACATTATCTTTGATGTTTAACAATTAAATTCCGTGAATAATGGAAAGAAGAAGTAATGTGCAGCAATGTGCCACGATAGCTGGTCGTGCTGACGAGGACAGAAGTCCTCCAAAGCAAAACAAACGTTAATGTTTTAAATTAAACGCTAAAGCGTTTGCAAGTTAAAGAAAATAGCATTAACTTTGCAGCCGAAATAACAAGGTTGTGAAGTAAGGCGCACGACTGACTGATATTTGAATAATTTTACAAAATAAATATTTTCATTTGCTCCAAGCGTGGAGCATCGTCATTCCGTTCATCGCCTTACATAAGTGGACGGTTGACACAAGCCCTGTCCGCACTCGTGACTTTAGCGGATGGGGCTTTTCGTTTCCACCACAGCCAAATGTAATTATTAACAATTTAAATTTGGAGTTACTATGACAGAAAATGTAAACCGAATGATGGGGAATCCGCCAGTGTTCCCATCGGGTATTGTGAAACTGGTATGACAGGTGATGGAGAAGAAAGAATCACCTCGTTGGAAATTGCTGAAATGGCAAACAAACGACATTCCGATGTTATGCGCTCTATCCGAAATATGGAGAAAGCATGGCTTCAAGTTAACGGACGCAATTTTGCGCTCGTTGATTATCAAGACCAAAAAGGAGAACATAGACCATGTTATTCTCTTACAAAGAAAGAAAGCCTTTATATTGCTACCAAGTTTGATGATGTAATGCGTGCAAAGCTCATCAATCGTTGGGAGGAGTTGGAAATTAAGCATCGTGAGCAGGTGCAATCCGAGCAAATGAAGCCTCAGCAAAGTTTCTTGCAAGACAAGTTGACGGTTGCCAATTGGGTAATGGACTCGTTGCGATATAGTGATGCCGCACGATTGCAGTTGGTGAGTCAGATAGCAGAACCTTATGGTGTTCCGGTTCCCGATTACGTCCACGCTCCGAATGGTGCTTCGCACGCAGTCAGTGAATTATTGAAAGAACGTGGTGTTGAGTTATCAGCCATCAAGTTCAATAAGCTGGCATTGGCTGCTGGCTTATTGGAAGAGAAGACCCGAAAGGGTACGCACGGCAAGGTTCACAAGTACTATTCCGTCACAGAGAAAGGATTGGAGTATGCTTTGAATGACATCTACAAGGATGTGCCTGGACAAACCATTCCAAAGTGGTATGACAACAAGTTTGGGGAGGTGTTGGAAATCATCGGTTACAAGCCATCTAGTCAAGGAGATATGTTTGCAAGCGGTGAGACACACTAGAACAACTGTAGTAATATTGATATATAATCGAGAAGGAGGGGAATGCGTGATGCACTCTCCTCTTTTTTTATGGTGAAAGTTTTTGTTTTTCACAATATAGATAAGTGTTGTTAAACTGAGTGCTAATTTTTGGTAGAGTGGAATATAATAGTTATCTTTGTGGTCGAATTTCAAAACTTATAAGGACATGAAGATATTAGAACCGAGATATGAAATCCTATCCCAAGGTGAGGGCATGGATGGAGTTTATAAACAGATAGAGTTGTGCGGTCGCACATGTTATGCGTCAAGTATGAAGATAGATAAAGACAGCGCAAAGCCTTTCGTTGAGCGTATGGTAAGCAGCAATCATCTTGCCATGTGTGAGCATGGAACAATTTATCTCCATATTGCTTACGATAATGACTTCTTTGTTCCGGAGTCTCTACTGGTCAAACACTATCGTGAGAACAAGTATTCCAAGGTGATGCAGATAGGTAACGATTACTATATTACGACCAACTACAGAGTTATAGTAGAGAATGAATGGTTTGATGATTTGGACTATATCTGCGAGCCTATGGAATGGCATGAGAAGCGAATAACCGTCCGCTTTACAACTCAGATAGCGGTAAGTAGAGAGGCTAACAGACATCGTGTAGATTCCATAGCGGAACAAAGCACTCGATATTGCAACTATAGCAAGGATAAGTTCGGAGGCGAGATTGCTATCAACAAGCCAAAGTGGGTTAGCGATGATGATGCGGTTAATCCATTGTCTTTTGATGGTGGAACATTTGTTGACCTATCAAAGAACATCGGTAGTTATGAGCATTGGAGTCCAGTAGAAAAATGGTGGTTTGCCAATAGAGTATGCGAAATGATGTATTTGTCTTTGGTCAAGGATGATGGTCTTAAGCCACAGGATGCGAGAACGATACTTCCTCTTGATACCAACACGGAGTTGATTCATACAGCATTCGTGAGTGATTGGCTTCATTTCTTCGATTTGCGATCAAAAGGAACTACCGGAAAGCCTCATCCAGATATTGAGGTCTTGGCAACCCCATTGATGAATGAGTTCAAGGAACGAGGTTTGATTTAATCGCTTATGAAGAAGAAAGCCAAGCAAATAGCCAATGTGATGAGCAATGACTCTTTGGAGGTTGTTGCTCAGATGATTGTTGATGAGGCTAAAGGTGTGCGCTATGAAGTGTATGCTGATGGCTCTAGTAAGAACAACAAGTGTGGTTGCGGTTGGCTTGTGCTTCATAAGGGAGCGATTATCAAAAGTGGGAAATATACATTTATCACAGCCAAAGTGAACGATTCGGTGAGAGCCGAAATAAGGGCGGTCATTCAAGCATTGGGTGATTGCCCTCTTTTGTGTTCTGTTGATGTATATGTGGATTGCCAAGTGGCTATAGAGAGAATACAGGCTTGCAAGTTAGGAGACTTACAGCCTATATATAATAAGGTAGCGAAAGGCAAGGTGATAAGATACCATTGGGTTAAGGCTCATAGAGGTAATATGTATAATGAAATGGTGGATTCTTTGGCTTTTTCTGCTACAGAAAGTTAATTTTGCGCCTACATATATAATAAGCGTTAAAATGCAAAAGAAATACATTAAATAATTTGCATATTTCGATAATTCTTTGTATCTTTGCATCGTAATTAAGAAACAAGGTTACTAATTAAAAAGGTGAGACACACCGTAAAAACTGTGATTCGTTATGAATACTAGATTGAGTAAGAAAGAAACAATGGTTTATGGCAATATCGAAGTGATGGCTGATGTAATTGGTGGTAACAAGTACTTTACATTTGCTGAGTTGTATGATTTCGATTTGGATAATACCAAGGATGAGTTGAAAGAAATCTTAAACTCTTTGACAGAGAAAGGTTACTTGAAGAGTTTTCACGATTTCTACGAAACTTATCGAGTTTTAAAGTAAGAATAACAAAGGGGATATGAAATCCCCTTACAATATAAATTTAGAGCGTGAGACACACGTAAAACTGTATTGAAACAATGAAAAAGGTATTCACAATTGAGAATGCGTTAGCGTTTTTATTTGCTCTTGAAATAGTATCATTAATTTATTTTCTTGGATAGGGCTTATGCAGATTAAGTTTGGTAAGATAAAGTTTACTGCGGCTAAGTCCGAAAAAGGATGCCGCTTTGATGCTTGCTACAAAGGGGAGCATGTGGTTTTTGAGAGTGAAGATATGTCTTTGTATGATGATGTTTTTTCTGATAATAACAGAAGAGCAAAGGCTGCAAAGAGAGTGATTTACGAGAATATTAAGCACAAGTATTATGAGACCCATAGAGATTAGCGATTTCAACGCTGCCGATGAATTTGTCGTTGAGGCAATGATGCAAGATGGCAAATTCAAGGTTATCGGCAAGGTTATTATTGATAATAATCTTCTGAATGATGATGATTTGGAAACTATCTGGGATTATGCCAACTGGGAGACGAACGGCTATGAAAAGATGGTTGTCTCTAACGGAGTGTACAAAGGCTTGAAAGCATTTAGCGATGGGCGTTTGTTCTATGTAATTACTGATGATGAGGTTGGAGTGGTAAATGACAATATCATGGTACGTAAGCATTATGATGTCAACAATGGCTATTATATTAAGTCATCAAGGTTGCACAAGGAACAATCCAGGGACTTATGGTGCTTTGGTAGCCGTGAGACTATTGAGAACGAATATAGGTCAAATAAAAAACTGTTTTAAATTGAGTAGTATGATTTCATACAAGTACAAGTTATACCGGACGAAGAAGACGAGGCATTTGGATAAGATGCTCCGAGAGGCTTGCTATGTTTGGAATCATGCGCTTGCCTTGCAGAAGAGATACTATAAGTTGTATCACAAGTATATTCCTAGATTTATGATGCATCATCATTTTGCTAAACGATATAAGCCAATTTTGCTTAACAGCCATACCGTTAGGGAAATCTTGGATAGATTAGATGTAGCTTACAAGCGTTTCTTTAAGCATGATGCAAAGCGTCCACCTAAGTTCAAAAAGATGGTTGAATTTAGTTCGTTCGTTTTCAAAGATAATGGTTATTCCCTTAGTGGAAACGAGTTTGTGATAAACAAGATAAAGAAGTCCTTCAAGTTCTCTCTGAGCCGTCCTTACGATGGCAAGGTTAAGAGGGTATCAGTCAAGCGCAACAAGCTGGGCGAGTACTTCATTATCCTTTGCTTGGACAAGCAAGCCGAGCCTTACGGAAAGTCACACGATGGTGCATCCGTGGGCATCGACTTTGGATTGAAGAAGTACATGACTTTGAGCGATGGTCGTGAGATTGATAATCCTCAGTTCCTTAAAGCTGACTTGCAGGAGCTTAGGCGCAGGTCTCGCAACCTCTCGAAGTGCAAGAAGGGCAGCAACAACCGCAAGCGCAAGAAGATGGAATTGGAGCGATTGTATCGGGATATTGTGAACAAACGTTCCGATTTCCAGTGGAAGCTGGCTCACGAACTTTGCAAGCGTTACGACTTGATTTGCTTGGAGGACTTGAACTTGGAGGTAATGGCAAAGCGTTGGGGACGCAAGATGTCTGACTTGGCACATAGCGATTTCGTTGTGAAGTTGGAGCACGTAGCGAAGAAGTATGGCGTTAAGGTTCATAAGATAGACCGCTTCTTCCCATCGAGCCGCCTTTGCACTTGTGGTTATAAGAACGATAAGCTGTCATTGGGTGATAGGATTTGGACTTGCCCTAGTTGTGGTGCTGTTCATCCTAGAGACCTCTTCGCAGCTGAGAATATACTTCGGCAGGGCATTGCCGAATTGGGGAGTGGTAGTAAGTCACCCAAGCACTCGCAAGGGCGCAGCCACGTTAACAACCCAACAATCCCTTGTAAATAGCAATGGAGTGTGCCATGTATGCAATAGACTTAGCTCAACGCAAGCAACTTGAAGGATAAAAACAAAATACAAAATTAAGAATAAGCATATGGAAGAATTAAGAGGTGTTTACACATTACCCGTCTTGTATAATGAACAAAGTGGTAGAAATGTAGGTGTATCTGTAAGAAGAGAACTTGGAGTAGTTGTTGCAATCGACAATGAAGATGAGTTTAAGGGTGTTTTTTCAAAGGATGGTGAGGTGGATGTATTCAAGCAGTTACTATCACAAGAAGTGTATCGTTACTATACAGAACACAATGCATTCCCTATTGAGCCTTTGATTTCTTACAAGATGGATGGCGATATTATCTTTGACTATGTTGAAGTAACTATCGGAAAGATGTACGGCGGTTATGTATATATCGTGCATTACAACTTTGCAAGCACGGCATCATAATAAATAAGATAGACTATGACGGTAGTAGATAGAATTAGAATTACGGCTCAGATTGCAGTATTGAAGGAGATTGCTCTTGACTATAAGGGAAAGACAATAGATAACATCATCCAACAGCTAGAAGCAAGATTGAGTGTACCGAAATAAGTTCAAATTTCAATAGTTGGAAGATTATGAGTGGTGGACGTTTTGATTATGCCCAGTATAGGATTGCTGACATATACACAAAGATAGAAGATTATGTTGATGGTCATCCATTGGATGAGGAAGATGAAAGATGTTTCCTCGAAGACCGATGGTTGGAGGAGGATGAAGACAAGTATGTTAGAAAGCATCATCATACGATGCCTAATAGATATGGCTTATCTAAAGAGACTATCAAGGAATTCAAAAAGGGTATTGAACTTCTGAAGAAAGCTCAGGTTTATGCCCAAAGAATTGATTGGCTTCTTTCCGGTGATGATGGAGAAGATAATTTCCATCTACGTTTGAAAGAGGATTTGGCAAATTTAAAAAGTAAAAAAGGGTAGATTATGAGTTGGAATTATCGTTTAGATACACCTATGATGCAATTAGCTGAAGAGGTGAATAAGAAATATGATACCGATGCTGGTAAGATGCTTCTTTGCACTTATCTCTTTATGGTATCAAGTGAAGAGGTCAAGGACAAGCAAGCTTTCTTTGATTGGGTAGAAGAATTGAGTAAGTCTAGCAAGTGTGATGCGGTAAGGGAGTACGTGAAAATCAAGGACAAAGCCGATTGGCTGCATGGTGGATTCTGTAAGCCGATTTACCGCCACTACAAGGGCAATTTCTATGAGTATCTTGGAGAGGTTACTGATAGCGAGACTTCTGAAGCTAAGGTTGCGTATCAAGCAGTGTGCGGACAACATGAAGTTTGGGTGCGACCAAAGGAAATGTTCTTTGGTAATGTTGAGGTAGATGGTAAGTCTGTTTCTAGATTTGAGAAAATAGATTTAAAGGACTTAGAGAAAAAAGCAGAGATTAATGGACAGAGAAAAGATTAAGAGCTTGTTAGGTCAAGCAATCTTGCGAGTTAATGAAGTCGTACCGGATTTCGAAGACTTGGATAAGGTTCTTCCTTTGCTTAGACAGGCGATTGATGAATTAGATAAGTCAGAATCGGGTTCAGTTTAGAAAGGGTGAAAAATGGCAAATAGGCAGACGATAAAACCAAAGGTAGTTCCATTTGAGATAGCCAAACTTCTGAAGGAGGTTGGCTACGATGAGAAGATAGCCGAATTTTGGGCTTATGCTAGTCCTTGGACAGCAAAGGGTGGCATTCGTAAGGGTGGAAAATATAATGAGCATTACGGCAGTTATATCGCTTATTCAAATTCCGAGTGGGAGAAATCCAATATTGAGTTTTCTGCTGCCTTAAAGTTGAATAGTAAGCATCCGGCAATATCCGCTCCGAACTATGATATGGTGTTAGATTGGCTTTTAGAGCATTTCGGTTACTATATTTGTGTTGCAAATATTTCGAAAGGTAAGTTCTGTTGGCAAACTACATCATGGTGTGTAGAGGAAGGCTTGTGTCATACGGATGGTAAGGAATATTCCAGTAGATACGAGGCAATGGATGCCGCTTTCAAGAGTATCTTAAAGGCACGTTTGAAGTATGAAAATGATGAGAAACTGCAAACGTTTCTCAAAAGAATTAAAATGGAAAATTAAGATGAACAAACAGAAAATGATAGAGTGGATAGCCACTTGTGATACTGGTATCTCTTCTAAAACCATGTGGAGTGCATTGATGGGGGTAAAGCGAAAGAAAGATTTGAATATTCCTAAAGACAATAGTGACTTCCGTAGATGCTATGACATGGTAGAATACGGACACGTAACCTTGGATGAGCTACAGGTTGTAAAGAAGCAATATCCTTGGTTTGCTCCTGTTGTTGACAATTGGAAGGAATTGTCTCTTTTGTTTGAAGAAGAGCTGGACAAACGCTTGTATATGCGTATTCGTCAGCTATGTGAAGAGTCAGACATTATCCGGTATGAGAAAAGGGGAGAACTTTATTATGAGAGGAATTTTTGGTATAATATCACAATAATCAAATTAAGAATGAAGAAAATTATCTTAATGTTTTGTATTGCGATACTCGGCATGAGTGCGCTTACAAGTTGTCATTCGGTTTCTCCTGATGCAGACGAAGAAGCCGTAATCGTAAAGAAGCCTTGGTTTATTGGGCATGGAGGTGTTGAACAGCAAGCAGTGCAGACTGGTCTCACTTGGTGCTGGTGGTCAACGAGTGGTTATTACTTCAAGATTGTTCCAGTCCGTCACGAGATTACCTTAGATGATTTGTTTAGTGACGATAACACGCCACTTGACTTCCATACTGTAATCATTACTCAGATTGAGCAAGGCAAGTCCCCAATTCTTTTGCAGAATTATGGTGAGAAATGGTTTGATACTAATCTCAACAATTATTTCTGCAATCTGGTTCGAGACCATATTTCTCAGCATTCCCCATTTGACTTGATGTCGAATCGGCAAGTGCTTAATCAGATTGACACCAAGATACGCAAGCAGATGCAGGACTATGTGAACGCTCTATCAAAGAAAAAGCAGATGCCTATCATCATAAAGGAGGTTATCATTGGTAAAGCTACACCAAACAAGGAACAGCTTAATGAAATGAACCGCACGGCAAAGGTCGTGCAAGCCAAGCAGACACAAGAACGTGAATATGAAGTGCAGATAGCAAGAGAAAAGGCTGAGCGACAAAAGGCAAAGGCAGATAAGGCATATATGGAAGAAATGAATCTTTCCGCTGGTCAGTTTATCAACCTTAAGTGGATTGAGACAGTAGCAAATAAGCAAGGAGCAAATATTGATGTTATGGTTGGCCCTGCGGAAAGCATGTGGAATATAAGACGCAATTAATTAATTTTCAAATCGAGTAAACAAGAATGAACAAAGACAAATTAAAGGTCAGCTTTGAGATTGACCGTTACAAGGTGATTGGTATGCTTTCACGTAATTGTGAGAATGCTGAAGAGTACAACGAGATTATGGAAATCCTTGAAGGCAAGAATGAGTTTGTGCGTGATGCGAATGGTAACGAGGAGCTTGCAAGCCGCATTTGCAATTATGCTTTGGACTCTATCTTGGTAGAGAATCCAGACTTGACTCTTCGTAAGCGTTTGGATAAGGAACAGAAAGACGAGGATGTTCCTGATTCCAATGTCATCGAAATCAAAGGTGATGACGCAAAAAAACTTGTAGAAACCCTCTGTGGTATTCTTCGCAAGGATAAATGATGTAAAAATCATCAAAAGAGTTTAAATAAACACTAAAACATTTGCAAGTGTGAAATAAAATGCTTATCTTTGCATCGTGTTTGAAACAGATGGCCTTCAATGAGGTTTCTTCTACCATAATAAGTCAAGACTTAGGAGTTTACGGCATGGTTTCCAGGTTATCCTGCCCAGCTAGACTATAACAAGGCAACTCTAATTAGGGTGAGAATCCCTAGATGCTGCATTAGACAAGTGGTTAAGTCGCCAGTTTTTCACGCTGGTATTCAAAGGTTCGAATCCTTTATGCAGTACAAATTTGCCCTATGGTGTAATGGCAACACTACAGGTTTTGGTTCTGTCATTAGTGGTTCGAATCCGCTTGGGGCAACAAGGTGATATTTGATATGTATTCCACAAATGGTGCAATATTCAAGCGGCTAAAGAAGACTGACTGTAAATCAGTTCCCATTGCGGGTTCGGTGAGTTCGAATCTCTCTTGCACCACAAGAGTAACTTTGTCAGATTACGGGGAATGTAGCTCAGAAGTAGAGCACTTGGTTCGTAACCAAGGGGGCATTGGTGCAACTCCAATCATTCCTTTACGCTTTCGTAGCTCAGTGGCAGAGCATAGGATTTTTAATCCTAGGGTCGAAGGTTCGAATCCTTCCGTTGGCACAATGATACACAAGAAGAGAGCCGTGATGTTTGTTCTGTTGGAATCTCGGACATCTGTCAACGGATAACGTAGGAAGCAGATGGGGCGAATAAAGTTGTGAATAAGCTTATGAACTAGGGAAGCAAGCGGAATGGCCTCTTTTTTGTGCTTCATTTGATGGTTTAACGAAAAATTGAAGAATATGAAAAGTCCGTTAAGAATGGCAGTCGCTTTAGAAAAGAACAACAAGGTATATCCAAAAGATGTACGGAAGTTCTTGATGGGATTGTACGCCACGCTGCATTTGACAGATAACGCAACGGCTAAAGATATGGAAAAGCTGGTATATTATGCTTTTCGGAACGGTTACCTGCTAGGTGTCAAGTCTGAAGGAGGTGATGACCAAAAAGCGTATGACCGACTGCCGGATTTGGGAGTAGAAGAAGATATTGGTGATGATTCAAGAAGATAGTTGATAAAATTTGGTAATTAGTTAGTAAAGTTTTTTAGGCTTTGGTGTGTGAACATCGAAGCCTTTTTATATATAATAAGGTAAAATAAAAGCTGAAATGTTAACAAGACCCATATATCAGTTACGAAAGGTTAAAATACAAAAGAAAAACATTAAATAACTTGCATATTTCAAAACTTATTCGTATCTTTGCATCGTCAATCAAGATAAGTTGGTTGATTTGCCGAGTGACAAGTTTCACTCAATAAGGTGAGAGCGACACCAAGGGGTAAGACCCGAAACAACTAGCACAATTGATTATGTCTAAGCAGACTGGTTTTTCATTCGCAAGTTCAAAGAAGTCATTAATCGAGACTATTGACGAAATCAAGAAGTCAAAGATGCCTCGCAACGAAAAGATTGTTGCATTGAAGGCTTGCGGTCTTCGTGAGAAAGAAATCTCCGATATGTTGAAGGTTTGTGTACCAAGCGGTTCAACTTCAACGAGATTCGTTTATACATTCGGTGTTGAGATTGAATGTGTTCATGCCGAGCGCAATGCCTTGATAGAGGCGGGTCGTCAGAATGGTGTTGATATTCATTCTGAGGGCTATAACCACACCGACAACAAGAGTTATTTCAAGATTGTTAGTGATTCTTCAGTTGGTGGTGATGTTGACCCTAACGAGGTTGTAAGTCCGGTATTGAATGGCAATACAAATGGTATGGCAACTTTGAAGAAGGCTATCAAGTCTTTGGATGCCGTAGGTGCAAGAGTAAATTCTACTTGTGGCCTTCACGTTCATATCGGTGCAGCAAAGTTGACAGGTGAGCAATATGTTAACGTCTTCAAGAATTATCAGAAGCTTGAAAGATTGATTGATAGCTTCATGGCTCCTTCAAGAAGAGGCAATTGCCGTTGGGCAGCCAGCTTGCTTGACAAAGATTTCTCTAATTGCCGTGGCAATTACGATATTAGACGTAATGTATTTCATGGAGACAGATATTACAAGGTCAATGCAGAGAGTTTTGCACGTCACAAGACTATCGAGTTTCGCCAGCATCAAGGTTCAACTAATTACAAGAAGATTGAAATGTGGGTTAAGTTCTGCGCAAAGCTTGTCGGTTGGTCTCGTAACAATGTCTTCACTAGTGAGGTTATGAACATCGAAGATATACCTTTCTTGAATAAAGAAGAAAAGGCTTTCTTCCAGAGCCGTAAGGATGCATTTGCAGCCAATAACGACTAATTGATGTAGTCCTAGGGTAAAACCCCTAGGACACAAAAATCAAGTATTACTAAGAAAAAAGAAAGGGTAAAGATATGTGTGTTATTATTGTATGTCCGAAAGGTACTACTTTGCCATCCGTTGATGAGCTGAAGGCAGCGTATATGAGAAATCCCGATGGTTGCGGATTTGTGAGTGAGTCTGACCATTATAAGAGCTTGCATTTCTCTACATTTATACGTAGATTGATGAAGCGAGATATAAATGAGAATGTAATCATACATTTTAGATTTGCTACTCATGGTTCTGTCTGTGTCAAGAATTGTCATCCGTTCTACAAGGCTGGTTATTGGTTCGCCCATAATGGAGTGCTCCCGATCTGCTCCGAGCATGATAAAACGGATAGTCAGATTTGCTTTGAACGTTTCATTTATCCTACTATCAAGAAATATGGTTGGGGTTCTGATGAACATATGAAAGAAATGAATAAATGGACAGCTCATGGTTCTAAGTTTGCAATGTTGCATAATGGTGAGATTTTGAAGTCCGGTAAATTCATAGAGCGTGATGGACGGTTCTATTCTAATTTGAATCATTTGGGTTATATGAGAAATGTCATAAACTTTTAGATATTTTAATGTTTAGGTTCTTTTTAATTCGACAAGCGTCAGATGTCCGTGAGGATATTTGGCGTTTTTTTTTGTTATATAAGGCGTTTTATTTTGTGTTGCAATTAATTATTCATTTTTGTGATAAAATAGCCTTAAATCGCTTATAAATACCCTTATTACTCACTTTTAACCAAAAGTGAGATACCTGCAAACGCTTTAATGCATTAATTGCTTTTTTCGTATTATCTTTGCACTAGTTTTAACAAATATATCGAAAGAATGAAAGATAAAATTTTCCAGTTACTAAAACAAGAGTATAAGTCTCTTGGGTTAGGTGATGAAGTTCTTCAGGCACATGCTGAAATGCTTGACAAGATGGGGCTTGTTACTGATGACAACATCGAGACAGTGGTTGCTAGTCAAAAGAGTTTTTTGGAGTCCTTGCAAAAGGACAATGACCGCAGAGTTACCGATGCCAAGAAAAAGTTCGAGGAGGCACAGAAGGCTAAAGAAGATGCTGAACGCAAGGCTGCTGAAGAAGAAGCTAAGAAGAAAGCTGACGAAGAAGCCAAGAAAGCCGCTGAAGAAGCCGAAAAGAAACGTTTGGAGGAATTGGCAAAGAAAAACGAAATGCCGGACTATCTCAAAAAGTACTTTGAAGAGCAGACAGCAGAGAAGAAAGCTTCTGAGGAAGCAAGAACCAAGGAACGTGAAGAGTTTAAGAAACTCGTTGAGACCTTGACTCAGAAAAATACAGACCAAGCCAAGGCTTACAACGAACAGATGGAGGAGCAAAGCAAGACCATTAAGGAATTGCAAGAAACAATCCAAAAGCAAGCTGATGAGGCTAAGGCTAAGGAAGAGGCTGCTGCAAAGGCAAAGGCAAAGGCAGACCACGATGCGAAGATTTTATCGAAGGCTAAGAAGTTGGGCATTCCCGATAGTCGTATTGACGAGGGTTTCAATCTGAGCGATGATGCTACAGATGAAGCTATCGATACATACCTCTCAAAGGTAGCGAACAACTACAAGGCGTTGCAACAACCACAATTCGGGGGCAGCTATCGTGCAAGCGAAGGTGAGCCAACAAAGGAGGAAGTTGACAATGTAGCCGCATCATTAGTTCAGTCACTTTAAAAATTGAAAAACATGAATCAGGAATTGAAGACTACGAAAAAGCAAATTGTCTTTGGTGAGGATTCCGTCATTATCCAGAAATGGGAAGGCGACATCAAGGGCGGTCGTGCTTTGGATTGGACAGGTGTAAACGATGAAGTTCTTTACGCAGGTCGTGTTATCGTGACAGATGATAAGGGAACTTACAAGCCATTGCCTATCGAAGCAGGCAATTATAAGGCTTTGGGTACAGCCAGTGACCCATTGGAGCATTACAAGTATGCAGGTGTTCTCTATCGTTCCATTCTGAACGGTGAGCCAGCGGCAATTATGACTGCTGGACAAGTAAACAAGGTAGCAGCTAAGGCTGCGAATGGTGCAGACTATCCGGATGCGTTCCTTACAGCTATGCCAAAGATTGCTTTGGTTAGCGATGAGGATGCTAACAAGTTCGATGAGTCTGATGCAACTATGGATAAAGACTAAAAGAAGGAGGATAACAGATGGGAAAATCACTTTATTTTCAGTTGGTCAATAAATACTTCCCACAACTTGTTGCAAGTGTAGTAGAGAAGTTGAACGGCAAGAATCAGACCACATTGACCTATATGTACCGAGACCACTTGACTAACACATATAGTCAGGACGGACGATGGGCATCAATTACTGCGGAATATACACGAGTTGCTGCTGACGTTGTATCAATGGATGCAGAACTCCCATTGAAGAGCCGTGATAAGGTTTCAACCGCTGAGGGGCAAATCCCAAAGGTTGGTATGAAGCTTTACATGACAGAGAAGCAGCTTAAGGATTTGGATAACATGATTGCGCAACGTTTGCCTCAACCACAGATTTTGCGTAACTTGTTTGCAGACCTTCCTCGTTGTATTCAGGCGGTTTACGAGCGTATTGAAGATATGTTCCTCAGTGAGCTGTCAACAGGTGTAGCTTTGGCAACTCGTTCCGGTGGTACTGGTGTCCGAGTTGATGTAGGTTTTGCCGAGAAAAATAAGTTTGGTCACGGTGCTAAGGCTTGGGATGCAGAGGACGCAACCCCACTTGATGATATTCAATTGGTTTACGACAAGGCGATGGAAGACCAAAACACCATCACTACTTGTTACCTTGATGATTACACAATCAAATTGCTTGGCAAGAACAAGCAGGTTCGTGCTCAGTTTGCCTTCAATCAAGGCATTGCAATTAATAGTAATAGCAATATTCCTATTTTGAGCTTTGAGCAGATTGCGTCTATCTTTAGAAATAAGTGGCAGACCAACTTGGTACGTGTAGCCCGTACAATCAAGACCGAGCTTAATGGCAAGAAGGGAACACACAATCCTTGGGCTAAGGGTCACATGACCTTTACATGCTATGATAACCTTGGTGATTTGTTCTGGACTAACGTAGCCGAAGCTACAAGACCAGTTGCAGGTGTTACTTATCAGTCAGCCGATGAGTATATCTTGGCTAGCCGTTATTCTACTAACGACCCACTCCGTGAGTTCACTAGCTCACAAGCAATGGTTGTTCCTATCTTGAATAACGTTGATGCCATCTACTCTTTGGACTCAACACAAGCAGTAGGTTAGGCTTATGAGAGGTGAGGTAATTAGTCCGTTCCGTGATAAGTTCCATTTTAACACCATCTATGAAGTTGGTGCAATCTTGGACTTTGACGAAGAACGTATGAACTCCCTTATCGAGCGTAAGCTTTGCAAGATGTTGGAGGTGCAGGATGATAATCATTCTGCATCTCCAGAAGACGATAAGGAAATTAAAGATACTCCTAAAAAGGAAGTCTTGAATGATGGGAAGGTAAATCCTGTAAAGGAAGAAGAAAAGAAATCAGAAGAGACACCCAAGAAGGAAGTCTTGAAGGAGAAGAAGGAGAGTAAGCCTAAAAAGGAGAAAAACAGCAAAAAGGATGCTGCCGAGTCAACCGAAGAGACTTCTGAAAAGGAGAATGTAGAAAATGAACTTGACGAAAAAGCAAAGAGCGAGCAGGAGGCTGCAAAGAAAATCGCTGAGGCTATGAGTCAGGCTCAGAAATAATGATGTCACATGAAGATAAGAGAATACATTTCGCAGAAGTTGCGTGCTTGGAATATTACCGATGCCCAATTGGAAGATATTTCGTCAGGTATAGACCTTGACGAAGAATATACGTCTGATAATTCGCAGGTTGTAGGCAAGGCGATGATTTCCGTAATCGAGGAACTTATGCTTGCTCCATATATGAGCAATGTGAATGAAAATGGATTCTCTGTCTCTTGGGACTACTCTAGGATAGGACAATACTATATGTGGCTTTGCCGAAAATATGGTGTTGCTCCGGATAATGAAGTGGTGGCAGCTTTAGGGCTTTCCACTATCACGGATAAGTCTGATATTTGGTAAATGTCTAGGTTATGTTATATTCCCCTCATATATTAAAGAAGAAGTTCGTGAATAAGGTTGTCAACAAGTACAACGAGGTCATTAGCTCTTCTGAGGAATGGAAAGAAATGGGGCGTTGTCGATGCGATGACAACTCTACCGAGCATTTCACTACCGATAATGGTAGCATATATACACCGAAATATCACATTGTTTGTGACAAGTGCCAGATTTCCGAAGGTGATGAAGTCAAGGTCTATTCCAATGATGGAAGCTACCGAGGAGGTGGAAAGGTCTATAATGCCCCTAAGTGCAATTATCTTGGTTATATGAGTATCTATGTCTGATGTTATAAAGGATGAGCTAGACGCTTTCTTTGCGCAGGGAGAAAGGGAAGTTGATGAGTTTCTTGACAGGTTAGGTAAAACAGCCGTTGAGCTTGATAAGACTAACGGAAACTACCGAAACCGCACAGGTAATCTCAGAAGGTCTAACTATAGTAAAGTACATGACCACACCTTGACCCTTGGCAACAAAGCGGAATATGCGTCAGATGTTTCCTCTAGGGGATATGATGTTATAGATTCGGGTATTCAGTATATCAAGAAAGAAATCGAGGATATGCGATGATAACAGAAATAGATGCTGGTCATGTAATCTATGATGACTTGGAGCTTATGGGAATGGAACGAAGACTGAAAGGACATCTGAAAAAGGGTGGACTTGATGGGGAAGAACCTATGGTCGGTGAGAAGATTCCCGATGATGGCATGATAGTCATCATCCCTAAGCGTATGAGTGCAGACAAGACATATTTCAATGATTGTACTATAGAGGTAAATATATTGCTCAAAGATATAGAGGGCGAGGCTAATCCTCAGTTGAACGAGCTTTTAAAGAAGGCTATTGAAATCCTGTCCGACAATGAAGTCGGAAAAGCAGAGGATGTATGGTATCGTTATTCTATCCGATCCCACGGCATAGAGCAAGAGAGTAGGTTTAGTTGCCATTACGCAAACATTACTATTGATTTTGAAACATTAAACGTAAGATAAGATGAAACCATTTATTGGAATCAAGAGAATTTGGTATGGTGCTCCTCTTACCGAGGCAAATACACCTGCTAAGTTGGCTACATGGTTGAAAACCGCTACAGAGGTCTTGAACAGCCATGAGGGAACATGGGGATATTCTCAGGATGACCCTAGTGTTACCGAGTACAAGAACGAGCTGAACGGACAGGTTTACTATCGTGACAAGACCGATGAGGGTGCTAAGACTATTACATTCTCTATTGGTGTCTTCTCATGGAAGAACAAGGTTGACCTTCAAGGTGGTAAGATGTACGATTCAACCGGAGCAGCGACTACAACGGAGGCGAACGCAGTAGGTTGGTCTTCTAGTCAAGATTTGGAAAACATCAACAAGTGTATTGTTGCTCAGACCAAGACAGGAAACTACATCGTTTTCTCAAATGCGGCTATCGTAGCCAAGGGAGACCAGCAGGACAAGAATATCACTTTGGGTATTTCTGCCGTTGCCATGGAAAGTGAGACCGATGGTGTGGCTGGCGAGTACCAATGGGAAGGTTCTGCAGTTGTGGAACAGGAATAAGGTATAAACGACAAATGATAGAGGGGGATGGTATTACTGCCGTTCCCTTTTTTTATATTAAGAACTATGAGTAAGGCAAGTAAATTAGTTGCGGATGCTATTCTTGGGAAGGATTCCGTAACAACAATGGTGAATGGAAAGACTTATTGTATTTCACCGCCAACTATTATAAAATTGGTAAAGGCGGCTAAATACCTTGACCGTTTTGAGGAAGGCAAATCGCCAGGGGAAATCTTATGGATGATGAAAGATTTAGGTGACGCTTGCAAGGCATTATCTGTGTTTATACAAGGCGATGAATCCATTAGTGATGAATTATCTAAAGGAACACTAGAAGATGTTGTCAATGGCTTGCAAATGGCTTATTCTCTAATTTCAATAAAGGATTTTCAGAAGCTATCAATTTTGGCGAAGAGTGCGGCAAGGATGATAGCAAAACCACGACCATAGGAAACGATACACTCTTAGGCATGATTGCATCTTTTATGGATAGTCTGCATTTGTCGTACCAAGAGGTCGTGAGAGAAATACCTTATAGGAACTTGCTACTGATGGTAAAAGACAAGCAAAGAGTAGCATATGGTGATGTAATGTATGAGGTAACGGAAGAAGAGTTTGGAATGAACTTCAAAAAAGGATAAGTTTAAAATTATGCAAATAAAACATTAAAAGCACTAAAACGTTTGCAAGTTAGAGAAATATTATTTATCTTTGCAAGCGCAGAACAAAAAGGATAAATAGCGAATTAAGATATTGAATAAGATATTAGAGACACGAAACCCGATGGACTATACCGAAAGGCAGTCCGAGTCACTATTCCTTTGACTTTGCAATCGGTAGTTTCGTGTTTTTGTGTTTAAAATAAGATGCAAGACGTAAGGTTAATATTCGAGATACTTGTTTCCATGTTGCTTTGCGTTTGTCTCATATTGCTTGCTGTAAGTAGATATAGGCAAAAGAAAAAGCGTGAAGAACCGGAGCGAAAGGAAATGGACTTGATAGACTTCTTTTCTTTGGGAGGAGTTGCCTATTATTGGAACAAAGGTGGTAAGCAGCAGAAATGCTACACATACGAAGAATTTCTGAAAATCAAGGCTGACTACGTGGAGCTTTGGCTGAATCAGAATAGATATATTTTTAACTCTCAATTAGATAGCGATGATATATAAAGTATTAGTTTTGTTGCCGACAATAGTTGTATCAGATGGCATTGTTGGTATAGCTTGGCTAGGAAAAGTCTTTAGCTGGCGATATGGAAAGAACAAGAAAAAGAGCAAGAATGTGTCCTTAATGATAGGATATAATACAGGAATGTCTCTTAAGTCGAAAATAGACGATAACGCTGCGGATGATTATTTAAGACGCATTGCCGAAGAAAACAGAATCTAAATTCAAGGGTTAGAAGCCCTTTTTACAACCATATTACTTGTGGTTATTTTTATACATCGGTTTTTATTAACGATTGTTTTTTATGGTAGATAAATGTATAAAAACGAGCACAAGTTCCCTTATAGATGGACTAAAAAAGATGCTAATTTCACAAAAGACAAAGGTAAGGTAATGTCTTGCTTCTGTTGCGGAGGTGGCAGTTCCTTTGGTTATAAGTTAGCTGGCTACGATGTTGTAGCCTGTAACGAGATAGACCCAAAGGTTATGAAGATGTACTTGAAGAATCACGATGTCAAGTATTCTTTCAATTGTGATATTCGTGAGCTGATTGCCAATATCAATATAGGGGGGGCATATTATGAAAGAAGAGTTGCATAATCTGGATATATTGGATGCTAGTTTCCCATGTTCGGTATTCAGTATTGCAGGTGACCGCCAAAAGGCTTGGGGAAAGGAAAAAGTATTCCGAGAAGGTCAGAAAGCACAAAGGCTTGACGATTTGGCTTTTTACTCAATCGCCCTCGCTCAAGAACTACAACCAAAGGTAGTGGTTTTTGAGAATGTCCAAGGTTTGTTGCAAGGTGAAGCTATCGAGTACGTGAAAGAGATTTACAGGCAGATGGATAATGCCGGATATATCTTGCAGCATTGGTTGCTTAATGCACGTAATATGGGTGTTCCTCAGAATCGACCTAGGGTGTTCTTTCTAGGATTACGCAAAGACCTTTGCAAGCCGTTTATGGTTCAGAAGGATTTGTTCGAGCGAGTGCCTAAGATAGATATGGACTTCAACGAGAAAGAAATTGTCTTGGATGAGTTTTCGGACTATAGTGGAAGACAGATTCCAAAAGGAGTGATGAAGTATTGGGAGCATAGAAACGAGAAAGACAATTCTATCGGTGATATTGTCAAACGGATGGATAATCGTCTTTCTATGTTCAATAATATGTTTCTTAAAAAGGATAAAGTATGCAATACTATATCAGCAATGGAAGATAGGCTTGTGTATTTTGATAATCCAAGTTATATTTCAGCGCATGATACGATTTTAGCATCAACATTCCCGATGGATTATGACTTTAATGGCATGAAACCTTGGTTTGCTTGCGGAATGTGTGTTCCTCCAGTTATGATGGCTAATGTAGCTACGAGAATCTGGGATTGTTGGTTGTCAAAGATTAAAAAGGAGGAATGCGCATGATAACAGCAAGTATGAATTCGGGTGAGATGCGTAGGGTACGAAACTTAGATGAAGCTAGAATCTATGAGTTTCAGATGCGAAAAGCTAATGAGCTTAAACGTGAAATGAGAAAGCAGAGTGTAAGACAGATAACCAAGACATACGAATTGGTTACACGGAATGCCGATTATTTCATCGTTGTAGGTGTAAAGCATGGAGGTGTCTTTGTCTCAGGTGTATTCATTTATCTGAAGGAAACTAACGAGTATATTCCTATGAGCAGAAATGAGGGGTATAGCGAGGATTGTTTTGCTATGAGCGTTCATTTTCTGAAGAGATATGCAGAAAGGTATTTGAAAAAGGATTTGCCGATAGCAAAGATATTACAAAAGATATATACATCGTTTACAGGTGCGGTTCAGCTTTATAGTGACGACAAGACAAAAAGGGTGGTGTTTGCTATTCCGGAAGGGCTTATACTCACAGAATACGAGCAAGAAAAGCGTATCATCCACTACAAAACCTTTGTAAGCATGGATATGCTAAAGAAGACACAAATGCAAAGTTACGAGAAGATTAGTGCATTTCTAATGGAATCATGTCAGCAAATAGCTATGGCAAGAGAAGCAGGAAATGACGAAAAGCTGGGCGTTGTGTACAGAAGGTTTTATGATGATATTGATTTGATAGATACAAAGGAGGCGCAAGCCATATATTCAAGTTTCTTCGAAAAAGGAGGTAACAATGAAAGATAAATGTATAACAAGGTTTCTAGGTGATATTAAGCCTATAGAGAATTACGAAAGGTATTATGTTAGCAAGCTGGGACATGTCTTTACTATTGGGAGAACGTCTCAATTAAAGGAAATCGCACCTTGCAAGACACCAAAAGGTTATTTGAAGGTATGGCTTTACAAGAACGGAAAGCGAAAGATGTTCTATGTTCATCGTTTGGTAGCGCAGGCATTCTTGGAGAATCCAGATGCGTTGCCGATGGTGAATCATAAGGATTTCGACAAGACGAATAACGATGTAGATAACTTGGAGTATTGTACCGCAAGATACAATGTGATTTATTCTGCTATAGCAAAGAAAACCTCTTCCGAATACTTGGGTGTGACTTGGAATAAGAGTGTAAGAAAATGGCAAGCTCAGTACCAGGTAGGTAAGAAGAAAACTTATATCGGATGCTTTGGTACGCAAGAAGAGGCTCACGAAGCTTATGTTAACGCTATAAAAGAGATTTGACATGCTTAAATTTGATAGAATATACAATTCCGACTGTATAGAAGGAATGAAGCAAATAGGGAGTGGGGATGTCAATTTAATTGTTACTGACCCACCATATTGTATCTCCTATAAGACCGGATGGAGAGCAGACGACCATCGTTTTTCGAAGGAAATACTCAATGACGATAATGAGCAATTGATTATTGATTATATGAGCGAATGCTACCGGATATTGAAGGATGATAGTGCCGCTTACGTCTTTTGTTCAGCTAAGACCTTGGACTTTTTTATGCAACAAGCTAGGAACGCAGGGTTTACCATTAAGAATGTGCTCATTTGGCGAAAGAACAACCATACGGCTGGAGATTTAGAGGCGCAATATGGGCAATGTTACGAGCCAATCCTGTACTTGAATAAAGGCAGACGAACCATAAACGGAAAGCGTTTGGAGGACGTATGGGACTTTGATAGAGTTCCATCTGATAAATTGGTACATCAGAATGAGAAACCAATTCCCTTGCTTATGCAATGCATCTTGAAATCATCGGACGAAGGAGATTTGGTATTTGATGGTTTTATGGGTTCAGCAAGTACTGCTCTGGCTTGTATGCGTACAAACAGGAATTTCCTTGGCTTTGAGTTAGACGGGGAATATTTCAAGGTAGCACAAAAAAGAATCAAAGAAGAAATGTTTAATCAAAAAGATATGTTTGGATATGCTGGAGATAGATAAGATTTATCAAGTTGATTGTCTGGATGGTATGAGCAAGATTGATGACAAGTCCGTCTCGCTTATACTCACAGACCCTCCATATGAAATTTCAAGGGATTCCAATTATGCAAAGTCCGCTCCTACTGGTAAAGATACTGATAGATTCCGCATATCTATCGACTTTGGAGACTGGGATAAACAGGAAGCATTTGATATAGGCTCTATGATAAAAGAATCCTACAGGTGCTTGAAAGATGGTGGATATATAGTTTGTTTCTATGATTTGTGGAAGATTGGGGTCGTAAAGGATGCGATGATTAATGTCGGATTTAAACAAATTAGATTTATAGAATGGATAAAAACAAATCCTGTTCCAATAAATAGTAAGACAAACTATCTCACAAACGCAAGAGAGGTCGCTGTGTGTGGGGTGAAAGGTAAAAATCCTATCTTTAAAAGCGAATATGACAATGGAGTATATAGCTTTCCAATCTGTCGTGATAAGGGGAGATTTCATCCTACCCAGAAGCCTGTTAGTCTTTTCAGAAGCATTATAAACAAGCATTCCTGCAAAGGAGATATTGTACTAGATTGCTGTATAGGTAGTGGAACTACGGCTATTGCGTGTATTCAAGAAAATCGTAATTTTATTGGTTTTGAAACTAATAGAGAGTTTTACGACAAAGCAAACGAGAGAATAGAAAATGAATTAATGATAAAGCAAGATAGTTTATTTAGTAATGAAAGTTAGTGGGTGATATGATGGAGCTAAATAGAATTTATCAAGGTGATTGCCGAAAGCTTCTAAAGCAGCTAGACGATGAATGTATAGACCTAGTATGCTCTGATGTTGCTTATCCGGTACAAGCTAGAGGTGGGCGCAGTAGTATGAGTGGATATTGGACGGATTCTCAAACTAGAAAAGGTAAGATATTCAAGAGTAATGACATAGATATTTCGGAGTATATCAACGAACTATATCGAGTACTAAAGGATAAGACTCATTGCTATCTTATGTGTAACGACTATAATCTGATGCACTTTCTAAATGAGATAGGACGGAGTGAGTTTCACTTCACAAAGTGTTTAATATGGGATAAATGCACTAAGGTGTGTGGAACGTATTATATGAACCAAAAAGAGTATATCATTATGCTTCGTAAGGGAGGTGGAAAGCCAATTAATGAGTTTGGCACATCTGACATTCTGAGTGTTCCTATTCCAACCAACAAACGCAGGGATAAAGAAGGATTGATCAATCAGACCGAAAAACCAGTTAAGTTGATGGAGATTCTAATCAGAAACTCAACAAATGTAGGTGATGTTGTTCTTGACCCATTTATGGGGAGTGGCACAACAGCAAGGGCTTGCGTTAATCTTGAAAGAAAGTATATAGGCTTCGAAATAGACCAGCGGCAAGTAGATTTTTCCAATAACGAATTAAAGAGCATGAGTAGGCAATTAAGTCTGTTTTAAAACAATGGATATGAGTATGGTTATTCAATGTAACACAGTTGTAAGAAATGGGAATAAAGAGATAACGGATGCTCTTATAAAAGCCATTAAGGATGAAGCCTCGAAGCGTGGGTTGGTACGTGATGAATTGGTTGAATATTGCAACCAATTGTTAAGGAAAGGCGAAATCAAGGCTTGTATTAAGAATTTGTTTTATAATTTCAAACGTTATTTTTGGAGGTATTATTGATATGAGAAGAAGAAAGTTGAACAAGTCTCCAGTGTTAGGATTCTGCGGATTTGTTATCGGTTACGAGTGCAAGGAAAAGGGAATAAAGCTGATGGAGTGCGATAAGGCGCAAGCAGATGCAATCATAGTTCCTCATCACTTTTCACACAAGGTAACGAAGAATAGTTGCTTGAATCTTTTGGTATTGTATAAGGATAAGATAAGGGGTGCAATGCAAATAGGGTATGGAATCCGACCGCACATCAAGACTGAAAAGGGCGAAGTGTTGGATTACCATCAAGTGAGGGAATTTGACAGAATGTGGTTGTCTGATGATATGCCAAAGTTTAGTGAGACGATTTGCCTATCTCTTTTGCATAAGTATATTAGGGCAACACATAAGGAAATCAAGTACCTTATATCTTATGCCGATACGTCCATAGGTAACAAGGGAACTATATATAAAGCAGCAAACTATGAGCATATTGATACCATTAAGGCAGATTTCTATGTGTTACCAAGTGGTGAGCGTGTGCATCCGGTTACTATGTGGCATCGGCACAAGACAAGAGCATGGGAGGTTCTAACGGAACTATACCCAGGAATAAAAAAGGCAGAAGGGTTTCAACTTAAATTTCTAAAGAAGTTATGAAGAAAAGAAATAAATATATTCCTTGTCATTTGCATCCAGATTCTGAGCATTGGGTTAGAAAGGGGGACTCTTGGAAAGCAAAGATTGCTTACGAATCCGAGGAGGATGCTTGGGAGTTTCTGAACCAGCGATCCGAACTGAAGGCGATTGGGTATGTGGCGTATCAATGTAAGACTTGCCATTTCTGGCACGTGGGGAGAAAACTATCGTGAAATGGTTTAACTGATAGAAATAGATTTATAGAAGATGGAATTAAATAAGATATATAATGAGGATTGTCTAGTGGGAATGAAACAGATTCCGGACGCAAGTGTGGATTGTATTATCTGCGATTTGCCGTATGGTGCTCTCAATAAAAAGAGTGAGGGCGGTGGCTGGGATAGCATTATTCCGTTTGAACCATTGTGGAAGGAATATCTGCGCATAACCAAACCAAATGCAGCCATTATTCTTTTCTGTCAAGGTATGTTTACCGCACAGCTTATGATGTCGCAGCCGAAACTCTGGAAATATAATCTTATTTGGAGCAAGCAGCGGGTAACAGGCTTTTTGAATGCCAACAAGATGCCTCTGCGCTCACATGAGGATATTGCAGTATTCTATCGGAAACAACCTATCTACAATCCTCAGATGGTAAAATGTGCGCCACATCAAAGGAATCATCGAAGGGGCGATGGCTCTCATAGTTTGAAGCGAGGTTGTTATGGCGATCATAAAGAAGTGCCTACTATCATATCAGATGAGAAATTCCCAAAGAGCATTATCTGCTTCGACAAAGAACATTCTGCCAACACCTTCCACCCCACTCAAAAGCCAGTCGCTCTTATTCAGTACCTCATCCGTACCTACTCCAACGAGGGCGACACCATCTTAGACAACTGCATGGGCAGCGGTACTACCGCTATCGCAGCCATCCGTGAAAAGCGAAATTTCATCGGGTTCGAGTTAAATAAAGAATATTACGACAAGGCTTGTAAGCGCATTAAGTTAGAAATTATGCAACCCAGCCTATTCTAAAATGTAAATAGTTGAGAATATGAAAAAAGAAGATAGACTTAAAATATATCGCAAATACGATGGGCATTGTGCTTATTGCGGCAAGAGTATAGAGTATAAGGATATGCAGGTTGACCATCTTGTTCCGAAGAATCGAGGTTGTTACTCTCGGTGGAGCGACAAGGAGGGAAGGTTTGTCGTTTTTCATGGCGATGACTGTATGGAGAACTATATGCCATCTTGCAGGTCTTGTAATCTTCGTAAGCGTGATATGAGTTTGGAACAATTTCGCTCAGAGATTACTAGACAGGCTAAAGGATTGCTTAATGGTAAGGCTTCTTTCCAAGTAAAGATGTCGCTCGCTTATGGCTTAATAGAAGAGCACTTTGATAAACAAATTGAGTTCTATTTTGAGAAATTTAAATAGTTGAGGATATGAAGAAGAAAGGATATTACGAATACGACCCTGTTATCTATCCAAGAAGGTTATGTGTCGCTATTGGAATGAACCAAGAGGATGCCAACAAGTGTTTTGAAGGTAGAAATGGCGAGGTTTTGAGGGTTGATTTCTCTAATTCTGACGCAGCAACCTACGATAACGTTAGAGAAAAGGCGAATAATAAGCTTTGTTCATTTGTTAATTTTGCAAGCAAGGATTCTATGAGGATGGGGACTTGTTGTCATGAAGCTTCTCACGTCTGCGATGCCATCGAGGATGCTATTGATATGAAGCACGGCGGCGAGCCTTCTGCCTACTTGATAGGTTGGATTGCATCTTGCATCAACAAGGCTCGTTTGGGTATTGGTGATTTCGTTGAAATTAAAGATAAGGAAGAAAAGTAGCTCAAAGACAAAATACCTTTGAGTGCTTTACCCCATCACTATATATAATAATGTAGTAGTGGGGATTTTTGTGTTAACATCAGCAAATTATTTGCTCATATTATTATAGTGTGTTAAAAGATAAAAGAAATACATTAAATAACTTGCATATTTCGATAAATCTTTGTATCTTTGCATCGTAATTAAGAAACAAGGTTATTAATTAAAAATGGTGAGACACACCATAAAAACTGTAATAAGAAAATGAAAAAGTTTTTTGAAAACTTATCTGAAAAGATTAATGATGCGGCTTTTGAGGCGCAGCTTGATGATTTCGCTTGCGAGTTTGATGCTATTGACAAACCTGCCGAAATCGTGGTGTCTGTTAAGAGTAGAAAGGTTATCCATTCAGATGGAAATATTTCTTCTTATCCATATTATAATGTAGATAAGATTAATATCTATGATGAAGACGGAGAAGACGTTTCTTCAAAATATCCTTTGTTCTGCAAAAGAGTTAAGGATTGCGTGCCTTCTTATAAAGATGTTGAGAAAGACTTGATGGAGGCAAATATGAGCGATACCGAGCTTTATTTTGGCTCAGAAGCTAATTATTTGCGTTATAAGTATGGTAACTAAATTGTTTGGATATGGAGTACGAAAATAAGTTTGTAGGTCTTTCATCTGTAACGAGTCACGACCTTGAAATATTAAGGTATGAACTAGAGTATGGATGGAAATTGGCTCTTATGCCAAATGATGTATGGTACAACTAATTACATTTAAGATTTCAAATTATGGCATATTATAAAGTTAGTGTAGATGTATCGGATTTATTCGATGATATGCTCGTCCAAACACAGAAGAGTTTTCTTATTGACAAGTTTTGCTCTTTAGCAACAGACCAGCAGATAGAGGTAGTAAGCGAAATGCTGGAGAACCTTAATGGCGATCAGACAGCTAAAGTTATTGAAGATGCTTTTGACAACTTGCATGAGCAAGCCCAGGAGCACGTAATTAACTATGTGAAAGGATAAAGCTATGATGTTTATAAAACGCAAGTGTTTGTTGACTCTTGAAGGAGGTTATCAGATTCAAGCCATCCTTACCATCCCTAAGCCGATAAAGCCCATCTTTCCAAAGGAAATGGAGCGTCAGTTTGTAAAGCAATTCAATGAATCGCAGCCAAATGCGGTTCACAAGGTTATTAAGTGTCACATAATGAGAAATTAATGATATGGAAAAGAAAGAATATTCTGTTGTCGAATTTATTCAACATCTTAAAGATAAGCCATATATTAAGCTTTATAAAGCTGCTCGTTTAGCTGAAATTAAGATAAGAAGAGAAATGAGAATATTATGGCGAGGAGTTTATGTAGATAGAGAATAGATGTATAAAGCATAAAATGAAGGTTATGGTTACAGCAAATTTTGAAATTGGAAATAAAGAGTTTGAGGTACGTTTCATACGAGAATCAGGTTATCCTCCAACAAAGAATGAACGTGGTTCTTCATTGGTTGAGTATGATGTAACGACATACAAAGATAATCAGCCAATGATGAAGAAGTTCAATCAAAAGAAACGTGTTTATTTCGACCTTGAAGGTAATGTTTACAAAAGTAAACAGAGTAATAAGGTATGGTTTAATCTTTATAAAGCAAGTTAATGGTTATGGAAGAAAAAATTAATATAGCGGAAATCCTTAAGGATAAGCCGCAAGGAACTAAGTTATATGACTTGTTATATAATATAGATGTAGAGTTAGATACCATCAGTACTACTGATACAGAAACAGTAGCTTGGTGTACAAATGAGACTGATAATAATACTACTTGCCATCGTGGTTATTCCGAATTTGGTACTGTAAGAGGAGGACTTAATGGCTTACAGATTCTCCTTCCTTCTAAGGAGATGCGTGACTGGGGCAAGTTCGCCTGGAAGAAAGGCGATGTATTGGTTTGCACAGATGGCAAAGCAGAGGTTATCTTTGAGAGATTTGATGATGACAATTACACTTCATTTGTCGGTAAGCACTATCTTGAGAGTTATGGTAAAGATGGCGATTTGCTAGATTATGAGCAGGAACATCTCTGTGATACGGCTAATTACACCAAAGAATCCGATGAGACTGTTCAATGCTACATCAACACTATTGAGGAACGTTTGGGTGGCAAACTCAATCGTAAGACCCTTGAAGTAGAGAAGGCTCAGCCAGAGTTCAAGGATGGGGATATAGCTTTTGCTGATTTTGGTAATACACAAGCTGTATTTATAGTATCAGGCAAAACTGACTTATCAGAAGGTTATAACTCGTTTATTGCTTTAGATTTAAGAGGCTTAACTTTGGATATGGGATGTATGAGTTTCTTTAAGAAAGACCTTTGTAAACTTCGCCTTGCCACAGATGAAGAGAAGCAGCAACTCTTTGATGCCCTCACCGAAGAAGGCAAGGCTTGGGATGCCGAGAAGAAAGAAGTTGTTGGCTTGAAGCCAAAGGTTGAGCTGAAACCATTTGACAAAGTGTTAGTCAAAGATAACCCTTATGGAAGTTGGGAGCCAGCTCTCTTTTGGAAGAAAGTAGATGCAATAGACCTTCATCCCTATATGGTTATAGGAGGTAAAAGGTATAGATTTTGCGAACCTTACGAAGGCAACGAGCACTTTTTGAACGACTAAACATGTGGAGGGTTAGGTATGAAAGAGCTTAAAGATTTGGTTGCTGGTGATGAAGTACTAGTTACAGGTACATTTCACAGACGTATCGCCAAGGTTGATAAAGTGACAAAGACTCAAATTATTATTGATAACGCTAGATTCAGAAGAGATTCGGGCTGGCAATGCGGTAGTGATAGATGGAATGTTAGAATAATATCTGTTCCTACAGAAAAGGAAATATCAGATATTAAAGAAGAGAATTTTCGCAAGGAGCTCCTCTATGCTATCAGTTCTTTTGATTTCAAACGCTTATCAACAGATGAGTTAAAACAAGTGTACAATATTGTAAAAGGCAAAGAAAAATGAAAAAGAATAAATACTCATTAAAGATAAGTCGTAGTTTCTTTGGTGAAACTACCCTTGATGGTTATCCTATAGATATATATTCGAATGACGAATTGAAGATTCTGAAGAACCTGCTAACAAAGGTTTTGGGTGAAGTAAATGAATATATAAAAGACTAGGCGTATGAAAGAGCTTAAAGTTGGAGAAAGAGTAACCATTACTCTTGAAGCTGTTGAACATGACACTTGTGAAGGATGCTTCTTTAAAGGAGTGGCTGGCTATTGTGGCGCAGCTCCACTTGGATTGAAGTGTCTTCCTAAATATCGTTCAGACAAAAAGAATGTAATCTTTAAAGAAGTAAAGGAGTAAAAGTGTATGTATTTTGAATATAGAATAGTCAAGATTGAGAAAGGTCTTTTTCTTATAGAGTATAAGACCGCTCCTTATGGAGTTTGGCATGAAGTAAAAAACAAACAGTTCAAGACTAAGCCAAAGGCAGAAGCTTGGGCTAGAAAGAACTTAGAAATGGAGGTGTAGGTATGAGCAAATATAGCTTGGATATAACGTCAAAGGATAAGCCCTTTATAAACATAGAAGTTGAAGACGATAGAGTTCTTCTCGGTGCTTACGAAGGTGGGAAGATAGCAAGAAGATTGTTCTTTATCAACAAAGAACAGTTGGGACTTCTCATAGATGGTTTAAGGGCTGCAAACATCCTTATTCACAATGAGGTGGATTTAAGTCAGTTTATAATACATAAATAGCTGTTTAACCATCCCTTATGGGATAAAATATAAGTAATATGAATAAAAAAGTAAGTGAATTTGTGCGTAAGTATGTTGAGGAGCACTTGGATAAGAGTGACCCAAAACAAGAGTTTGAGGTGTTTGTAGTATGGCAGTGCTACATTCTTGGTAATGCGAAGTGGTTGTTATCAACAACGCTTCCAGATGGTATGTACTACGAGGTGACATACAACAAAGTCAAGAATGAGTTCTATCTCGATGCTTACAAGAAATTTGAGAATCGTTGCATTCCAAACAAGTAACTAACCACCCTCTCCTGTAAAAGGGAGAGGGTGAAAAGAAGATAAAAGCGTTCTTTGACTTAGTGGATTACCGCAAATAATAATTAAAATATAGAAATATATTTGGCTATATGAAAATATTGTTTTACCTTTGCACAATAAAAAATGGCATATATGGAATAATAAAAACAATCAACTTATGAAGACGGACGCATTAGCTGTAGCCAATTACTTTATAGAATTGGCACAGAAAGAAGATAAGCCTATACATTTGTTAGGCTTGGTTAAACGTGTGTATATAGCGCACGGTTTTTCTCTTGCTTTGAATCATAGGGGATTGATAAATCCTAGATTTGACAAGGTTGAAGCATGGAAGTATGGTCCTGTTATACCATCTGTGTATCATACATTCAAGCAACAACAACATACAGCAAATGAAATCAAGGATTTTGCTACAAATATGGTTTGGGACGAGAATAATTTCAAGCCAGATTGGGTTACTCCAAAGCTAGAAAATACAGAAGACAAAAAGGTTGTAGAGCTTGTGTGGAAAAGATACAAGAGTTTTAGTGATTCTGAATTAGTATCTCTAACACATAAAAAGGGTACTCCATGGTTTCTATGCTACATTGAGAATGAAAATGTGCCAATTCCAGACGAATTGACTACAGTTTATTACAAGCAATTAATTGAAAATATAGTTAATGCGCATGAAAGAAAATCTGTATGATATTCTGTCTGCTGATAACAAAAGCACAGAAAAGCTAGAGGAACTAAACACATCCATTGGCGGCAAACCTTTGGAAGAAACAATTGCATACCAACGTGCTGTAATAGACAAAATGCGTGAAGAAATAGAAGGTCTAAAGCAGGACAGAAAACAACGTAAGATATTTGGATATTGCATATTTGGTTTTATGTGTGCTTATATGGCAGCTGCAATAGTTATTGTATTTTTCTGTGGCTTTGGTTTAATATACCTTTCAGATAAGGTTATATTAACATTGATTGGCAGTACTCTTGTCGAAGTTATAGGAGTTTTCGCATTTGTAGCTAGATACCTATTCCATAAGAAAGATTAATAAAAATAATTTAGTATATTACGTAAGCGGTAATCCACAAGTTGGGTTGCCGCTTTTTGTATTCAACAATTTAAAAGAAGAATATGATAGACAGATTCAGACTTACATCACAGTTAGCCATCCTTCAAGAGGTAGCTGCCGACTATCAAGGCAAGACAATAGATAATATCATTCAGCAGATGGAGGCAAGGTTGGATGAAGTAATTAAACAAGAAACAATATAGAAGTATGGATAAGAAAGAGAAATCAATCAATAGTCATATTGATAAGGCTATAGGCTATTCAGATAAGGCTCATGACGAGTTGCAAATTGCTCTGAATATAGCTTTGGAAGGAAAAGGGATTAGTAACGAGGAAAAGGAACTTCTAAGCGTTGGATTTGCAACAGGAACAGAAGAAGCCGTAGAGCGTGTTGCTGATGGTAGTTGTAATGATGAACATATCAGTGCATGGGATAGCCCAATTAGAGACTGCCGAATATCTGAGGTATATCGCATGACAGGTGAGCAGATACGTGAATATTTTAATTTATAACTATGGATAAGAAGAAAGTTAAAGAGCTGATTGAGCAGATACAGAAGTATTGCGACCAAGCTTATAGCCCTAATTGGCAGTCAAAGTCATTTGAGGAGTTTGTTAAGTTAGGCAACATCTGTAGAGAAGCTATCAAGGAGCTATCCAAGTCAGACTGGGTATCTGTTGAGGATGGGTTGCCCGAGTATGGCGAGAATGTTCTTGCTATATCAAAAGATGGGGATATGAATGTGTCTTACAGACGTAAGATTCCAAGAGATAAAATTAGTAGAGAGGTTATGGATGATAACGGATTCATTCTAAACTTCAATTTGTGTTGTAGCACTATCACTCATTGGAAACCTATTGAAAAGTTGGAGGAATAAATCGCAAGTCTTGTGAGTTGTATGAACCAAAGTAAAAAGGGGTAGTTGCCGCTACCCCGAAAAAGATTCATTCTGCTTATACTAAGAAAGAAAAGCAAGTCCCATTTTTGGGATAGATGCGCTTTCCGTTCCTAATGATGTACTTGCAGAAAACACGAACCTTGTTGTCATTTGGATTCTTTTCCATCAAAAGTCCCTCCATCGTTTATCCAGACTTCTCTATCTGGGGGAATACTGCCCACTACAAAGCAGTACAAGAAAAAAGCCCCTAAGCGGCAACTAAGGGGCTTTGTAATCTCCTTGAACAGAGGAAGAACGGCGTGTAGTGTCGCCGATGGGGGACTATGATGTCCTAGAATCCGAGTGCAAAGGTAATCATTTATATGATTATATAAACAATAACAATGTTAATGTGTTTTAAATATGTTCTAATTTAGACTACTCTAAAATAATATATAAATTTATAGTTAATTATGGACAGAAATCAAGCTAAAGAATTTTATCCTATTCTGCAAGCTTTTGCAGAAGGAAGAGTGATTGAGTGTAGGACAAAACCGAGTGCCGTAAAAGGTACAAGTGTCCCGAATGAATGGACGGAAATGAAAGAGATTGAGTACTGGAATAATACAGAGTATCGCATTAAGCCAGAGGTGAAGTTTCGCCCATTCAAGGATGCAGAAGAGTGCTGGAATGAAATGCTCAAACATGAACCATTTGGGTTTACGAAATTTAAAAATGCAAAAGGTGGATATTATATGGTTACGTTTATCGCAAGTGGTGTAATAGTTGGCATGAATAATACTCCATTTAGTTATGAAAATATGTTTGATGGTTATACATTTGCCGATGGAACTCCATTCGGTGTAAAAGTGGAGGAATAGTTATGGCAGCATGGTTAGCAGTTGATAAAAATGGTACAGAATGTATCTATGCAGTAAAGAAACCTATTAGAGGTAAAGACAAGTGGGGTCCAGATTCATGGGACTATCGTTATGACTATGCTTTCTATGATTTCGTTGAACTCCCCAAAGGCAGCATTAAGAAACTCATCGGAAGAGGGCTTACTTGGAGTGATGAACCAGTAGAATTAAAATAAAAAAGGAGGTGTCTCCAGTGAGCACCTCCCCGAAAGAGTTAAAACGTAAGCTTACGATTTACTTGTTGATAAAGAAGTGGAATGGTTTACCATGAGCGTACTCAATAGTACCATCCTTTCTGCGACGAGACCAACAGAAAACTTCAGTACCACTCTCTTTCTTTTGCAAATTAGAAAACATATGAGGCAACAACCTCCTTTCTGGCATTATACCCAAAAGCGGAATTGCTTTGAGCACCTTGCATGGAGCCGCCATACAAAGAAAAACCCCAGCACTGGACTGGGGAAAATGTCTTTCGAGCGGAGGGCTAGGAGACTTTTATTGTTGGCGATTTCGCCAGGAGGCTGTTTACCTCGTTTCTAATTTGCGCTGCAAAGGTAGTGATTATTTTAATAACAATATCAATAACAAAGTTAATAAAGTAAAAACAACAGTCTATTTAGACTTTATATAAACATATAAATATGAAAGTAGAAAATATCAAGTTCAAGGCTAAGCGTCTTGATGGCAAAGGATGGGTTGAAGGTAGTCTAATCAGAAGTACTACTGGGATAAAGGAAAGAGCCTACATAGTAGATAACTTTAGCAGTATGAGCGATTATAGTGTTATTGGTGTTGACCCTTCTACTGTCTGTCAGTTCACAGGGCTGAAAGACTGTGAGGGCAAAGAGATTTGGGAAGGAGACATAGTGGAGCGTGTGATATATGACCTATGTAAGGGTTCTGCCAAGGTAAAAGCAGTAATCGAATATTTGGACGGAGCATTTGTAGCTATTACTGATGGAATACCTTATTCTTTATACTTTAAGTATATTAAGGTAGTTGGCAATAAATTCGGTAAGGAGGAGTAGCGTATGATAAAAACAATATTAGAAAAAGTATCTAAAAAGCTGAATGCTTTAGCTGCTAAGGTGTTTAAGAAAGAGACTTATCCGTATCCTCCTCTTTCAAGAAGAGAACGAAGAAAGTTTGAACGTGACAACAAAAAGGCTGAGAAGAATATAGCATTATGTCGTAGATGTATGAAGGATGCTCCTAGTTGGTGGTGTCCAGGAGAACGTTGTTATTTCTTCCCTTACCGAAAACATGTATTATTTGGAGACAAAAATAAGTAGCGTATGGAAAAGAAGTTTGAAGAGATAGTTGCGGAAGGCAATATAGTTGTGATAGATGATTGTGGTTATTGGATTGTGTTATGCAAATGTTGGAAACCAGAATACCACAATCTGTTCTGCTATCTTTATCTCAGTAAGAATAGTAAAAATTTGATGGTAGGTTCTCATTTTACAATGACAGAGGATAAAAAGAAATCTACTCGGTTGGCTACCAACGAGGAGCGTCTTATGCTTTTTGAAGAAATGTTCAAGTATGGCATTGCTCTCAATAAGCAAGAGCATCATCTGATAGGTAAGTTGTGGTAATTGAAAGATAAAATAGCGTATGAAGATTAGATTGGCAAAGAAAATAATGAAGCATAAATGTACTTTCCTCGATTTAGAAGAGAAGTACAAAAAGAAAGGGTATAATGTCAAGTGGTTGCTTGCAATGGCATCTTACGATAAAAGAAAGAGGTGTCGGAATGCCTTACCATTCGACCACCGCATCACAAAGGCGATAAACCTTAGCGCAAAGTGCAAAGCAAGGGATATTCTTCACGATATAGAGAAGAACGGTTGCCGAACTCCTTTTAACCAAAAGAATGTAGAATCTTGCAGACGTAAGGTTGAAGGTTATAAAGTTTAACAATTAAAAAGAAATGAGATATGAATGAGTTTACAAAGGTCTTTGCAAAGACAATAGAAGATGAAGCTATCAAGCAGATAGAAGTTCTATCCAATAGCGATGCTTACTCTGGTTGTGAAATAAGAATAATGCCAGATTGTCACGCAGGTAAAGGCTGTACTATTGGCACGGTGATAGAGCTGGACAAAAGAGTAGTTCCTAACACCGTAGGAGTAGATATAGGTTGCGGAATGAAAGTCGTTAGACTTGGTAAAGTTAATATTAATCTACAGAAATTTGACGAAGCAGTCAATACGTTGATTCCGTCTGGTTTTAATATCAACGAAGAAGCTTCTGCATACATACATGGATTAGTTGACGGCAATATGTTTGGTAAATTTCGTTCTTGGGATAGTATTAATGGGATGGATATAGTATATCGTTCTGTTGGTTCTCTTGGCGGTGGCAATCACTTTATTGAGTTAGATGCAAATGAAGAAGGAGAGAAGTTTCTTGTGATACATACAGGAAGTAGAAACCTTGGTGTTAGGGTATGCAACTATTACCAAAAACTTGCCTACGAGTATTGTCGTAAGAAAATAGCAGATAAGTCTGAGGTTATTGCCAAGTTGAAAAGCGAAGGAAGAGAAAAGGAAATACAGAGTGCTATAAAGTTGTTAGGTACTAGAGATATTAGCAAGGAACTTTCTTACTTGGAGGGCGATTTGCTTGATGATTACTTAAATGATATGCGTATAGTTCAGAAGTATGCCGAGCATAATAGAAGAATTATAGCTAACAGACTCGTCAATGCTCTAGGTGTGGATATTGACCCAAATTCAGACAAGCATTCTTTTACAACTATTCACAACTATATAGATACAGACAAGGGCATATTGCGAAAAGGAGCTATCAGTGCAAAGAAAGACGAGATTGTCATTATTCCTATGAATATGCGTGACGGTTCTCTTATCTGTAAAGGTAAAGGAAACAAGGAATGGTTATGCTCAGCCCCACATGGCGCAGGTAGATTAATGTCTCGTACACAGGCAAAGAAAGAGTTATCTATGGATTCTTACAAGAATGAAATGAATGGTATCTATTCCACATCAGTTTGTGAAGAAACCATTGATGAAGCACCTATGGCATACAAACCAACCGAAGAGATTGTTGAGCTAATAAAACCTACGGTTGATGTGATAGATGTTATTAAACCAATTTACAACTTTAAAGCAAAATTATAATGAGCAAGGAAACATTTGACTTCTCGGAGGCTCTGAGAAGAATGAAGGAAGGGAAGAAAGTGAGAAGGGTAATTTGGGAAGAATGTGGAGCTTATATCCATATTGTCTCTGAGACTATTGTGGCTGTATGCGATGGGCAATTCTTTCCTTGTGTTTTCAAAGATTCTGAGGATATACTTGCAACAGACTGGGAGGAGGTGTAAGGATGAAAAAGAAAGTATTGACCCTCACCGTCAGCAAGCAGTGGTTCGACATGATAGTAGTATTATGATAAAAGGAACAGAAGTAAATATCATACAAGGTGAAATTTGGAAGCCCATAAAAGGTTACGAAGGTTTATATTTTATTAGTAATCTTAGCAGGGTGAAAAGGATTACACCCAGAGGTAAGTTTAAGGAACGTTTATTGTACAAGAGACAAAATGATGCAGGTTATTGGTGCGTGTCACTTTGTAAGAACGGAAAAGCAAAATGTAAGCGTGTACATAGATTGGTTGCTGAAGCGTTTATTCCTAATCCCGAGAATAAAACACAAGTTGGGCATAAAGACGAGACTCGGACTAATGATTCTATCGAAAACTTAGAATGGGTAACTCCGAAAGAAAATTGCAATATGCCGTTACATAAACTGCGTATTGCTAACTCACAAACTGGGAAAAAGGATAGTTTGGAAACTAAACTAAAGAAACGCAATGCACAATTGGGAGAAAAAAGTCATTTATACGGCAAGAGGGGTAAAGATAATAGGTTTTCTAAACCCATATTGCAATACAATAAAAATGGCGAACTAATGAAGGAATACGAAAATGCTGAAGAAGCGTATAGAATTACGGGAATAGCAAGTTCGCATATCAGAGAATGTTGCAACGGTTTAAGAAAAACCTCTGGTGGATATTGTTGGAAATTTAAAAATAAATAAAATGAAGAAGATTTTAACACTTACAGTAAACAAAGAATGGTTTTCTCGTATTTTGCTGGGTGAAAAGACGGAAGAGTATCGTGAGATTAAGCCGTATTGGGTAGCACGATTGTTTCAAAACAATAGCAATATTGTTGATGTGCAATATTTAGCTTCAGGTTTAGTAGGGCGCACGGATTTGCTTAAAGGCTATATTGACGCACAGAGAATTGTGTTAAAACAATATACCCACGTCCTCTTCATCAATGGCTACCGCAAGGATAGCCCACGAATTGAGAAGGAGATTGAGAGTATTACCATCGGCAAGCCTAAGAAAGGCTTATGCCCCGACAAGTGGCTTGATACTGAGTTTTTTATCATTAAATTTAAGTGATATGAAAGTAAAGAATTTACCAAAGAAGATTTACCTCAATATCTGTAGCAATAAAAAAGAGGTTGATTTTAACGACTGTGATATTGTAACATATTGCACGAAAAAGATTGATGATACTGATTGCAATACAGAAAACGTTCCTTACGTGAATGCGGCATCATTATGGCACGACCTAAAAGAAGAGAAGCCTCCATTAAGAAAGTGGGTGATGTTCCGATATAGTGGAGGTGGCGTAAATCCTACTGCTCTTTACTATGGAGCGATGAGTGATGACGTATGGCTTGTCACTAGAGGAGACGGAACACAGCGTATAGAAGTTCTGTACGAGTGTTACGATAAGATTGAGTGGTTTGATTTTGACGAACTGAAATAAGTTATGAAGAAGGAAGATAGAATCAAAGTTTGGGAGAAATACGACCATCATTGCGCATACTGTGGAAGAGAAATAAAACTCGAAGATATGCAAATCGACCATTTCATTCCAAAGAATCGTGGAAACTATTCACGTTGGAGTGATAAAGAAGGTAAGTATATCGTTTCTCATGGTGAGGATAGTATGGAGAATTATATGCCTTCTTGCCGAGCTTGTAACTTTCGAAAGCGAGATATGAGTATAGGTCAATTCCGTGAAGCTATCAAGGAACAGGCGAAAGGTTTGCTTAAAGGTGCTGCAAAGTTTCAGGTAAGCATGAGTATCGCTTATGGTCTGCTCAACCCTGCTTTTGACAAGCCTATAGTATTCTATTTTGAGAAGTTTAAAAAGAATGATAAAAAGTACAACAAATGAAAGAATATAAATATACAAATAAAGAGGAAAGACCCATTCCAAAATATAAGAATGGTGATATTGCTTGGTATATAGATAGTTGGTTTGAACATCCGCAACGCTGTATAGTAAAGGGGTGTTGCAAAGTATCTTGGTTTGAAGGGAATAAATTTAATTCTTCGGGTTGGTGGATAGATTATAGATACAAACCCGACCATTGTAAACGAACCGTACAGCATACAATTAGAGAAGAAGAGCTTTTTGATACCGAGCAAGAGGCTTTAATTGCATTGTTCGAGGAGTTTAAAGATAAAGTAAAAACAAAAATAGACTTCTTTAGCAAAGAGGCAAAAAGACTAGGCATAAAACAGCAGTTGTTATTACAATAATAAGAAAGGGTAGGGCAAAAGCTCTACCCCTTTTGCTAAAAAACTATTTTTTAGCCCCATCCATCGACCAGTCTTGGTATGACAAGGCAATGCGTTGGGTTGACCCTGACTG